CGTGATAGTGTATCACGGATACAATCGCCGTATGCCAAATAGGGAAATGTAAGCTTATAAGGACTCTTTGTGGGTGTCTTTCCCAATCATTCTCATAAATCGTTTTAGAGGAAAGATACTACATTTTCGGGCGAAATGCAAATCGCCCTTTTTCGCCCCACCTCTTGAATTTTCTTTGAAAAGTAGCAAGCGTATTCTATCGCGATGCCACGGAGGTCGATAGGAGCTGCCGTCCAATCATCTTCATTTTGACACACCCTCACTCTTTTTCGGATGGTTCTCACTCTTCCACTCCAAACTCTTCCAGATACCTCCGGCATCTAAACCCTTTCCTCGGCTCAAACTCCGCGAACGAGTGCGCTACAAAGTGTGCCTTCTTGTTCACCCATCCTGCCATGTCCTTCTGCCATTGTGGTATTACGTGGTGTGGTTTCCTCGGATCTCTGTATGGCTGTGCATACGCGTACACCGGTCGCCCTTCATGCGTAGCTCTCACCTCGCGCATCCTCTTCCACCAGTGGTTTATTCGGCCGTAGCACTCCGCAAAGTCATTCTTTCCTCCAATCATTGTGTATAGGAAGTATTGCCCTTTGAATCCGTAGCCGTTTATCATCTCCATGGCACGCTCGCATTCCTTGATCTGCCCGTGTGTATCACAACCGAAACGTATGCGGTTATTATCAAGCCACTTCACCTGTGCCAACAGATGCGCCGTCTCATCCGTCACAAGTCTCGCGTCAAGTGCCTGGTTAAAGTCCACCCTATACCCTCGCTCGATAATCTTCTTCAACTGCTCTATGCCGTAGTCTCCTGCAGCAAGTATGTTGTTATCCATGAGCACGAGCTTCGTTCTTCCCTCGATGGCAATCTCATCCACGTCCATGTAAGGGTATATCAATCCTTCCTTCACCGGAACAACACACCAAGGACACTTGTTAGGGCATCCTCTTGTGAGGAAACCGTAAGCAGTGTCCTTGGGTATGTTCGGATAGATGGAATAGTCCGGTTGTAGTCGGTCTATCTCTTCCGACAACTTTGAGTGTATGTCATATCCCGTGCCGCCCTTGATTATCTGGTCAGCATCGTATATGGTGATGTCATCCGGAGAAAAATTGAATACCTTCGACATGTAGATAATGTCGTAGTGCTCCATAGGGGTAGCCCATTCTACGGAATTGTCTCCTATTTTGTAATATCTCGCAATCTTTCCGAGTGCGAGGTTAGGGTATATCGTAGCACCCCATTTCTTCTTTTTGGCGTGACCGTCCACGTCAACGAGCCCTATCTTCATTTCTCTAAGTAGGTTTCTATTATAGTGTCTCCGAAAAATTAGGGCAACTGTCGGTCTCCGGATCATACTTCACCTCGACCCACCACAGCGGTCCATCATATTCCTTCGCTCTGCTGTCTGCCCGCTGACACCTTTCCGCCAACGCACACCCATCACCAGAGCAATAACTGTAATCTCTATTCATCGTCATTCATCCTTATTCATCCTCACTCATCGGAAGCATCACATTTGCTCCTGGCTGCACCTCTGGCGGCGTTCCAACGCCTTCGCCCGTGTACTTCGGCCGTCCCGACTCCGCGAACTCCAGCAACTTCTGTGCGAGTCTGTCAGCACTGACACCGCAGTTCGCCACGCACTCACTTATTTCCTTCATCCGAGCCCGTATGCGCTCCCTGCTTTCCTTGCTGATGATAATCTCCGGCTTCTTTGCCTCATACCAAGGCATTCTGAGTGTACGTCTTTTAGCCATATCATTCACTAAAAAGTGAGGTCTCCATGTAGCATATCCCTGGGGCTATCCTTGCGGAATCTCTATCACAACTACTGACAACCGTCCCTCAACTGGTTATGGAGACCTCTTTTCTTGTTACTCTTCGTCTGCTGCCTTCACAATCTCCAGGCGAGTGTGGTCAAACCACATGCTCTGCAGGAATCCGTTCTTGTCAACATGCTCTACCTGCACTCTGATAGTGTCAAAGGCCTTGTCGTAGATGGCAACGCCGGTACATTTACCAACGATTCCGGTAATGGTGTCCTTTACCTCAGCGCCCACGAATGTCTTGGCACGCTGAAAAGCTGTTTTCTTTGTCATAACAATAGTATTTATTAGTGAATAATTAAGTGATCCGAGTTTGGATCACTCCTTACAAACCTGTTCGTAAGTCTGAGAAACGATATCCCTAACTATCTCGTTAGGATCATCACACATCACCTTCGCAATAGTTCCGATGGCCGACAGCGTTCCCGACACGATATTACCATAAATCTCGCCGAGATACATCTGGTTCTTCTTCTGCACCTCTTCATGAAATGCTCTCAGCACCGACTCCTTAACAACGGCCGCCAAATCTTTTTCTTCCATTATTGTAGTGTATTAAAAATGGTGTAACATTGGGTCTCTAAACATAGGATGGCAATCAATGATTATTCTGTCATGGTCCCAATCATCAAACATCTTCCTGATGGTTGACACCTGATTGTCCGGAATCTCAAAGAACTTCACTCGTTCCTGCTTTCCGCATCGGGTACAGACATTCATGTTCCATATTTCAGCTCGAGTTAAAACGCGATATTCCAATCCCTCCCCTTCAACGAAGGGTATCTCTCCAGTATCATCTCCGGAAGGTCCGTTACATCGCACGTATATCTACGCAGGCCGAAATCCAAATGTATCGGCATCCTTCTCCGGAATGTGGCAAAGAATTTCGTGCCACCATTCAACATGATATCAACCTTCACCATGACGGTACGCGATCCGTCGCTCTCTAATCTACTGTTCTTTTTTTTGGTGGGGGATAATTGGCTTAAAATCGTCTTTATACATAATTGTTCGAGTTTATTGTTATTATTATAGTATATGAGAAAAATCACTTGATTCTGCGGTATGCAATATCGTTATCAAACACCCGCATATCCGCCCATGTCACTTCTGACAGTTCATTGAAATCCACCTCACCGCTCTTCTGTTTTACTCCGGTCACAAGGTAGATCTCGTCCGGAACATTCGTATAGCGAAGGGTATCAACAACCTCGTCAATCTCCATGCCAAACCTGAGCCCGAGACTTTCCACGAAATCATCCAACTCCGAGAGCGACTTCTTTCCGAAGTTCCGGTACTTCAAGAGGTCGGTATTGCTGTGCATCACAAGGTCTCCCACAGTATCAATATCCGCAGCCTTCAAGCAGTTCAAAGCGCGTACCGACAACTCGCAGTCCACGAGCTTCTTCTTGTAGATATCCCTGCTAAACTCCGAGCATGTAAATCCGCTACGCTCTGCCTTCTTGCCGATGGCACGGGTAGCGTCAATCTTAGCTTCGAGCTCATCACAATGCGCCTGCAGCGCTTTGAAATCTTTCTCTCGCTCACTGATGCGCTCCCCTATTTTTCGCAGAATCTTATTGGTAATCTGGCGCACCCTCTCGCGGGAAAGGAAAAACTCATCTGCCACGTCCATGATATTGATGCCGAAGTGAGCACGCTCTAAGCACATGATATTCACCACGCGCTTCTCTCGCTCATTCAGGCAGTCGTTGTGCGTCAGCATCACCTCTCTCATAAGGTTAAGGAATACGTCCATCATGCCACTGGCATCCTCCATGGAAGCACGTTTGCTCTTGAAGTCTGCTTCCATTCGTGCCATCTCCACCTTCTGCTCTCTGATGAGCGCATTGATAGTGTCGTAGTTTGCCTTGTACTCCAGGATCTTCTCCTTCATCGCTTCAAGGTCACTGCGAAGCACGTGCTTCATCTTACCTATCTGCTTCCATGATATCACACCCTTGTCGATGTAGTTGGATATCGTCTGCTTGTCAACACCAAGCAGATCAGCAGCCTCGGTTCTTGAAATGTAATCGTTATGTTTCATAAGTTCGAGTTATGTAAAAAGTTCGTAGGTCTTACAGCTTGGGCGTGTTCTTCGCCCGCGCCATCTTGTTTCGGGCATCCTGTTCCGAATATCCGAAGGCAATAAGAATTTTCTTCTTCGCCCTTTTCGTTTCTCCCTTCTTAGGAGTCTTTATCTCCATTTTCTTACTCATTTTGATTGTTGAAAACCGCATACATCTCTGCCTCGCTATCATCTGGCAGATCTATTGGTTCGTATTCATTAAAGAAGTCATCATAATGTTCCATTGTCTATATTGTTTATCGTTTATCGTTCATTCCTGAGTAGTTCCTCGGCGGGAGGCGTTTCAATGCCTCCGGTGGCCACCGTTCCACATGGTTTCCCATGGGGCAAACCAGGCGGCGCAGAAGCGCCCTCGCCTGTCAATTAAACCACCTTACTTCCGTAGGCCCTTTATATCCCTTCTGCCACACGAACCAGGCGTATGCCGTAGCACTACCGCCTATTTTGTCAAACTCGCCGTTCATCGCACATTGCAGTCGGGAGCAGCTTACCCATACCCTTATCGGTGGTTGCGTCTTGAAGAGATGCTTGCGCCCTTTTCCTTCGAGGAATGTCAGCTTCAAGAAGAAGGCCACCTTCCGACCTTCCGGAATAATGGCCAAGGCCTTCTCTACAAACTCCAGTGCGTACTTATACGGTGGGTTGGTGACGATATCGCCATCCCATTCAGTATTATCAATGGCGAGGAAATCAGCCACCTCACCATAACCTCTGTCAACGAGATCACGTGATGTAACCGAATACCCCCCAAATTAGCGCCTTTGACATGTGACCTTCACCACAAGCCGGTTCAAGTATCGGCCCTTTGAAAGTCTCCAACTTACACAACCATTCTGTTGCAGCCGGTTCTGTGGCGTAGTAGTCCTCACGCTGTCGCTCATGGTCGGCATGGGCACTCGCTCCTATTGTCTTGAATACGGAGGCTCTGCCTCCCGTCCAGTCTTTTGCCATTTATAATATCCTTTCTTTATTGGCCACCGTTCCTGCAAGTTTTGCTTGCAGTCTCAGCCACCGTGCCGAGTGCGTCCGCGCTCGCTTATATCACATCCAGTGCCATCATCCCGCCGCTCTCTTTCTCGATCACGCAGATTACCGGCTCGTCACATCCAGGCACCACCTGCATCTTATATCCTGCGTCCTCAAGTCTCTGCAGGTAGATGGTCAGCGGGTCTCCCAGGCTGCAAGGGTAAGCCTTGAAGAACTGCCTCAGTCTGATTTCACCCATTTTTTCCGTGGCGATATTCGGTTCACAAGAGTTGAAATACTCTTTGAAGGCGGTAATCTTCTGCGGGATAACATAGTCCTCAAGCAGTGTGCCCTGTTCGTCAGCACCTTCCGTTGGGTCCTTCTTTTTTCTTGCCATAATGGTTTAATCTATTTTTTGATGGCAAAGGTGCAAATAAAACCCCGTTTTACAAAATAAAAGTGAGTTGTAATCTGTCAAATCAACAAAAATTCTTAATAAAATAAAGATTTGTACCCGATTTCAACCATTATTTCCCCGAATTTTTGAAACTTTGCACCGTCAAAAACCCCGCGAACCGATTTCGGTGAGCAATAAAAACCCTCCTTCCATTATGGAAAGATCTTTCTACACCTGTGACATCTACTCTACCACCGGTAAGCGCATAAAAAAGTTCTGGAACAAGGCCATGCACGCCGCTAAGCGTGCCGATGACTACGCCAAGAAGTACGGTGCTAAGTCATACGTGCAACCATTCGAGCATTTTGAAGGTGGCGTTGACTACCTGGAGTTCGAGAAAATTCCAGACCTCGCCATCTGGCGCAAGGCAATAACCACACCGGAAGGCATCGACGAGTACGAACCTAACTGCTTCGTCCGTGCCGATGTGCTCATCATTCCGGATGACCGCTTCCAACCTTCCGACACATGGGATAAGACTTACTCCAAGGATCACCTCACATGGGACCTCGCCAAGCCAAAGAAAACACTCGCTCAATGGGCTGCTATCATTAACTACGCCCTTACCGGCGACGAGGACAAAGATCACGCCTACATCGACGAACAGCTCTGCGACCGCTTCTTTGTGCCGTTCGTGCAGTATTATGGTGAGCAAGAAGGCTACAGTGGCAAGACCGTCCCTCAGTCTATCCGAAAGGCTATCAAGGCTGAGAAGGACCGCCTCGCGCTCCCTGTCGTAGATACCGAACTTCTTTATGCTGCCCTCGACATGGAAATCCCCTCTGACCCCGAGGAACTGGCAGAGTTCGCCAAGGAATCCCTCACGCCTACATTCTTTATATATAAGGATAATTTCTATATATCTACACCGCGTCCATGCAAGGGCGAAGGTCTCCGTCCTTCCGATGAAGCTGCCTACAACGTCAACTTCAATCTTGCCAACCGCGCCAAATAAGCCTGCGTTCCAACACCACCGCTCCATATTGCTCTCCGGATTGCATTCTCATAGTTTAGGTTTTAGATTTAGGTTAGTTACAGGCCGTTAAGTTCGAGTTCATAATAGGGGTATTTCGTAGGTACTCACCCATTCTAACGGCAGAAGCCCGTAGGTCCATTCCTACGGGCTTTATCTTTATTACCACCGTTTTCTCTGGTTCTCCGGAGGGCTTATAAGGCGGCGTTCCAACGCCATCGCCTTCCATGGCCACTGTTCCGATTGCGTCCGCGCTCGGTTATCTCCGCGCTTTAGCGCTTCTCCATCCCTGGCTCTTCCTCGGCCACCATGCTGTACCCTCTATTCTCGCTCTGCCTGTTATACACCTTGCTTAGCTCGGCATTCTGCCTCTCTATGATATCCATGAGCCGATTCCTCTCAGCGTCAAAGCTCGCCTGACAGTCTCTCCTTATTTGATCTTCGCGCGCACGAGCATCTTTCTCGGTCTGTCTTATCTCGTTAGCGTGCTCTAACTTCAATCTAAGGATGGCCTCTGTCAACCTATTGTCCTGTACGGTTGTTCCTGGAGCATCCGCCTCCGCCACCGTTCCCTCCGTTTTTTCAGAGGTCGCACACATCGCCAACGCTTCATCCCTTCTATTCCTCTGCTCTGTCTGTCGTGCAAGTCCCTCGGCCACAACAGCAGCCTGAGCCGAACTTGTCACAACCCTGTTCGCGACGCGCGTCTCCACAATGCCGCGCCCTCTGCCTTCCTTGATGCCATAGTCATCGGTAGGTGTCAACTGCGCCGTTTCGTCGGGTAGGGTAGGGCGCACCTCTACAGGCATACCGTCCGCATCGCAGAAGAAGTTCTCCAAAGGAATGTTGTAATAGTTACAGAAACGCAACATGGCGCAGACATGCACGGGTACCTTACCGTTAAGCCATTTGTTCAGCGACACATAGTCACCGCATCCAAGGGCTTCAAGAATGTCCTTCTTCTGAAGGTGATGACTCTCCATGAACTGCTGGAGATAACCATAATTGTAGGCGTAATCCATAATCCTATTCGATTAGATGTTTGACATTATTTATTATTTGAATTACTGTTGCTCAAAACCTATTATAACCATTATAGAATGATTACCCACTCGGCAATATCAGATTAAAAATGCAATTAGAGTGTTAAATTCGATATAAAAACCGATTAAAACCTTTGTTTTTGCAAAATAAAATCCTTACCTTTGCGCAAAATTACGAAAAAATATCTCGAATTAGAAGCATGATAAAGTCAAAATTGACAACTCCTGGACTTCATCTCAACTGTGATGATCTGAGTCCTAATCAGAAATTATACCTTTGGGAACTGATGAAATCGCATGGCGCTTCTCATGGCTTCGCCTACGACCGATTCTTCAAGGAGGGATTCCGTCAGTGGGAACTCATCGGCATCGACAATATCAAGAAGGCATTCATCGAGGAGCACCAGAAAGAACTGTGGAATACTCCTGAAGAGGATGGTACCGTAGGCTACGCAGGTGTACTCGACACCTATGGCGACGTATGCAACACACCTGGCGAGTTCTATCGCACACTCGGCCGCGTGTTCGGTCTCAAAAAGCAGTTCACGGAATATATGAACTCCCTCGGTATGGGCACAAACTCCGTCATAAACCATTTCACCAACGACGACTGGAAAGATTACGAGCGCGTTGGTATCATGGCGGTAATAGACGAGTTCGAGGCTAAGGCCGTTAATATAGCATAGTAGGTATGGAAAACATCAATACCCGCCGTAAACGTGGGCGACCGCCTCTTGTACGGACGCTCCACTCCTTCGTGGCTGCGTCGGTTGATATTCGCGGCGAAGATGAAGAACCTACCTTTCTTTTCCGTGGTTGCACTCAGAAATCTGTCGTTGCTGTGTTCGATTGGTTGGTTGGCAATGGGAATGGCATCGCTCGTTCTGCTACCGTCACAGAGGAACATGATCCTATACGGCGCAATGGCTACGGCTACTGGCGATACGCAGTCGCTCTCCATTCTCCCAACTACACCTTCGCATCCCTCGACGCTCAAAAGATACTCATCGAAGCAGCCTTCAAGCGCCACCTCTCCCCCTGTCGCTTCCGATGGCTATCCCTTGACAAGTTCCTCAACGTGTAGCCACACCTATGGCGGCGTTCCAACGCCCTCGCCCTCCATGGCCACCTTTCCCTCCGGTTTCCTGGAGGTTCCAAGCACCCCACCCCGTCAATAATCAGGGCGTTCTACGCCCACAACTCAAGTAACAATGAAACTGATAGATATCACAATCGACCTCGAAACATGCTCAACAACTCCCAACGCGGCAATCATGCAGCTCGCAGCCGTTGCTTGGGATCGTAATCATGATGACTCTGCCACCTTCCTGAAAGGTGCCCGCATGATGGATGTAGGTGTAGATCTACGCACCGCCGTCATGGATGGCTTTGACTTTGAACCTTCCACATGCCGTTTCTGGCATGGCAACAAGCAGCAGGCTAAGGATGCTGTCCTCAGTCTCGAAGCTCACTCCCTCAAGGATGTTATCGAGGGATTCGTCAAGTGGATTGATGACGTTCGCCAAGACTATTGTGCTGATGCCGTTTGTCTTTGGGCGCAGGGCTCTGACTTCGACATCGCCATCGTCCGTAACGCTCTCGCTAAGTATGGCCTCCGTCTCCCTATGTCGCAGGAGTTCCTCCGTGACGCTCGCTCCATCTGTCTTGAGATAGGTGCTCACCTCCTTCGCAAGGACGACGTGGAGCCTGACGATGCCCTCTGCGACATGAAAACCTACGAGGACAAGATATACAACGCACTGACCTTTGACTACCAGACTCCGGACGTGCTCGCCGATGGTTGCGCACACGATGCGCTCTACGATGCTCGACGCACGGCCTTCTCTACCTGGTGTGCGCTGCGTACCCTGTAATGCCACCGTCCCCTCAGATTCTCCGGGTATGCAAGTAGTTCCATCCTGAATAGGGGGGTAATGCTAAATACTCGAATTATGATATACGACCCTCTAATTGATGAATTGGCAGCATTGCCGCTCTCTCTCCTCGCCACTCCTGCATCTGAGCAGACGGAGGAGGGACAGACGGCGTGTTGGTGCCCGTTCTGCAAGTCGCGCAAAGGTTCTGATGGTGCCGAGTCTCGTTCCGATACTCCGCATTTCATCATCTACAACCGTAAGCGTGGCGGTTTGTACGGAAAACCGGTGGAACACTGGCATTGCACTCGTACAGGACGTAGCGGATGGGGCGCGATTGAGTTGTATGCTGCTATCAATGGTCTCGGCTACTGGTGGAAGAAGGATGAATACTCTCCATCGACATTCATCTGCGAGGGCGAGAACCTACGTCATGCGTGCCTCGAACTGGCTCATCGTGCCGGACATGAGGATGAGGAGATTGCTGAGAAGTGGCCACAGCTCTTGCTACGTGATTATAGACGTGCAGCTGTCCGTCCGCAGAATGTGCTTACTTTTGAGCCTAAGACTGATTTTACTCCGCAGGATCTCGCTTCGCTCGGTTGTACCACATGGCTATCACGTGACGGGGTGGAGAACTACGGCTTTGACACCTCCAACAAGGCTGCTGAGTGGCACTTCCATCCTTCGCAGATTCAGAAGGACTTCAAGGTATATGCTGTGTTGAAGGTGACGCTCCCTGCTGTATCTCGCCACGGCGAACCTTATTCCGAAGAAATACTCTCTACACCTTGGAACCCGCTGTTCATCTGCCTCGCCGATGACGAGAAGGAGGATTGTGGCAGCGTGTTCCGTCCTGCCATGGATGTGCCTCCAATGGTTTTCTCCACGACCGAGGAACATACCGTTGCCAAGGTCAGCAAGTGGCTCGCTGGCGACCGTGTGTTTACTCGTGCCGTGGAGCTCAGGACAACGGACAATACCGGTGTCCTCAATGCTATCCGTGAGGTGGATCCGGATGAACAGTACAATCAGTCTAAACAGGTTTGGGTGGAGAATGTTACCGATAAGGGTGTGAAGAAGGAGCAGACCGATGAGCCTATCCGCGACAAGGATATCAAGGCGAAGGCTGTCATATATTGCACATCGGCTCAGGATGCCATCGCTACATACTATCATCTCAAGGCACTTCGCCACACCTATCCTAAGATGTTTGGCGGACGTTGGTATCATGTCACCTTCCCTTACGGCGACGTGGCTTTCTCGTCCGTGCATTACAATAAGATGCACCGATTCGCTGATAACATCTACACACTCTATCCTTCCACAACCCGCCTCACGCTCAAGGCGCGTGATATCTCTTGCCGTTACCGCGACATAATGCGTGCAGAACTGCCTGCCGATATCTATGAGCCTTCCAATCTCTACTCTAAGCGTCTCTTCTGCCAACCGGTGCATTCGGTTCGTGACTTCTTCCTGGCATACCGCATGTCGCAGAAGGAAGCCTTTATGAATGACGGAGATCTCAACCGCCGTTTCTCTTCCTGTGTTACCTCTGCCCTATGCTCTGACCCATTTGAGCGTAAGGAGAAGCGTGATAAGAACGGCATGATTAAAGAGATCTACTATGTCATCAATCCTGCTACTTTGTGGGAATTTATGGCTTCTGCAGGTTATGCCCGCGACGTGCGTCCGGACGAACCGAATAAGATTGGCCGTTACATCCATGTGGACGGTCCTTTCGCCGACGAGCTTGAACCGGCTTCCATGGTGCAGGCTACCATCGACAACCTCAAGACCTATGCGCGTCAGCTCAACGACTCACGTCCTGGTATGCCTGACGAGTACGAACTGATGGTGCAGGCTGTCCTTCGTGCCAACAAGGAGATCAACGAAAAGACGATTGCGTCCCTTCCTGCTGTTAAGTTGAACTATACGGGTGCCTACGGTCGCGACATTGAGCATTTTACTTATGATAATGGTGCCCTCCGTATTACAAAGAACGATATCTCCCTCATCCCCTACGACCAGATTGATTTCAACGTGGAGCGTTCCGAGCTTCTGCATTGGAACGTCTCTCTTATCAAGAACCTCCCGTTCGAGATTTCTGAGAACCCGGAGTATATCGCCCGTCGTGACAAGCTCGCCAGAAAGCGTGAGGAACGTGATGACCTCGGCAAACCGCTCTACACGCTCTCTCAGTTGGCATCCGAGCAGAACGAACTCGACATCTGGGCGCAGTCGCATCGTTGGATGGTTGACTGGAAGGGCAAGAAGGAGTCGGAACTGTGGCCCACGCTTCGTGTGCTCCGTGGCTTTGCCAACGAGGAATGGGAGCATGAGCAGCAACTTATGCACGAGGGTCGTGAACTCTCGTCTGAGGAACAGCTTGAACTTGACAACCGCTTCGTCAATCTCATCTTCTGCCTCGGACGTATGCTGTGGCGTAACCGCGACTCCAAATCCAACTGTATCTCGTATCTCATCGAGAATGTGGTAAGTGCTGCCAATCGTGCCGAGGGCGGTTCCGGCAAATCGACTTTCGTGCGTATCTTCGCCGGATGTGCGGCTCATATCCTTAACGTCAACGGCCGCGACCTTGTTACGTCCAAGGAGTTCTCTTCCAACCTCGCCGAGTATCAGCATCACAAGCACCGCATCGTTCATTGGGAGGATGTGGATGCGTCTCTCGACTTTGGCAAGCTCTACAACCTCGCCACCGGTGATTTCTCCGTGCGTTATATGTATAAGGATAAAATCACCATCCCGCTGTCTGAGGGTCCAGGCCATGTGTGTACGTCTAACTATCCGCTTCATGACCTCGACGATTCTACCATGCGCCGTGTCTGCCTTGGTGGTTTCTCGCACCGCTTCTGTGGTCAGAACATCATGAAGAACAAGGCGGCTCGCTATATTTCCGACCTTATGCCGGACTTCAACGCGGTATATCCTGAGAAATTGTCTGCTGCCTCGCGCAACCAGATAGCCGTCATCGATGCTATCGCGGTGCAGTTCTGTATGCGTTACGACGAGAAGGTTGATGCCCAGAAGAAGTACATGGAGGCCCGTACGCTCACGCAGTCTCTCGGCGAGGCGTTCCTGCGCTTCGCTCGCGTGTTCTTTGCTCAGGAACACATATATGGTGTGCCTATCGACCTTGACTCTATGCTTGAGGAATACAAGGCTGACTTCGCCGAGGCATCAAAGAATAAGTCTGACTCATTCTCTCCGAAGGCATTCAAGCGTCGCATCCTTGACTACTGCGAGACGGCGGGCTCCGGCATTCAGATGAATCCTCCGCAACTCTTCACCAAGGCGAACGGCAAGACGCTATCCAAGGCTTCCGAGACTAACTACTTCGCGCACAAGGCATGGTGTACCCGTCGTTTCTTCGAGGGACCGGAATGGGAGAAGGATAGTACGGTCTCACCTAAGCAGATACGCGAACTTGTCCGCACCGAGCACGCGGTCTATTTCTACCGCACCGGAAAGGATGAGATACCTGCTAACAACGACGAACTGATGCGTCGCTATGAACAGTTTATACAAAAGCCTGACCCTGCGCCTATCCTCGACGAGTCCGGCAACCCCGTAACCCTCTCTATCGAGGAGCAGGAGCGTTGGCGTAACTACCTCGACGGCCGTCAGCGCAAGCGTTCGCAATCACCTCTCCCCACCTCCTCCGGATCAGTGGCCACCGTCCCCGATGCGTTCGCATCGGTACAAGAAGATTTACCATTCTAAAATTATAAACCCATCCCGCCGTCATTGGCGGGGCTAAAAACAAAGAACTATGGCTCGTTACCGTAACTCTCAAGATCTCGGCGTTTTCATCGGCGCTAAGTACATCACCTGCCCCAACGAAGAGGGCAAACCTGTTCGTGGCATCTTCATTCCAGATGCTATCAATGGCATCGCAGTAACTCAGGATAACCGCGAGGAGGGCAAGCGCAACTCTTCCGGCATTCGTGCATTCATCAACACGCAGCAGCGTTTCGCCAATCAGAAGTACATTGATTCGGTTAAGGAACGTCTCGTGAAGTCTGGTGAGCAGATCACCGCTTACAACGTCCCCGCCTATCAGATTTGCTACACACTTCCAGAGGAGAAGCGTAAAAAGATTCGTGCTGCCCTCGCCACTAAGATTCTCAAGGAGCATCCTGAATGGGCCGGACAGACTGACACGCAAGGTACTGACCTCGCTCGTGCCATCTCTACGATGATGCCGTTCCAGATGGGTGATTCTTACCTTATCGAGGACCAGAACACTCAGCAGCAGCTCAACTCTACCGCTCCTGTGGCTCAACAGTTGGCAGGTTATACTCCGCAGTCCGTAGCTATGAACGACCCTAACGCATGGGCGCAGCTTTCCGACGATGATCTCCCATTCTAAACCACCATTCCCGATGGTTTTCCATCGGTCTCAGTGTCTCTCCCGTTAGTATAACCAGGCGTTCCACGCCCGTAACATCACAACAATATGAAATTTACCGTTCAATCCAAAGATCTCCTCCGAGTCCTAAACGCTCTTCTCAAGGTTATCCAGAAGAAGAACTCCATCCCTATCCTCGATACGGTGCTTCTTGGCCGTGCCGAAGATGGCCGCTACACTCTCACTGGTTCGTCAGCGGAGAACATGCTTGTCATGGCCATCGATATTACTCCCGAGGCCGGTACTGCCTTTCGTAAGGTATGCCTCAATGCTCAGCAGCTACAGGCTGTTATCGCCACGCTCCCCGAGCAACCCGTGGAGATCTCCGTCGAGGACAACTACGCAACAACCATCCGTTACCAGGGCGGTCAGTTCAACCTCATGTCTCAGGATGCAGAGTGCTACCCGCTCCCCGCAAGTCCTGCAGCAACGAGGTGTGCCTTCTCCCTTCCGACGGCAATCTTCCTCCCTGCTTTCAAGTCAGCACTCCCTTGTTCAGCTCACGATGAAATGCGTCCGCAGTGTGTCAACCGTTGCGCTCGACGTTTCCAACGAGGGCGTAACATTCGTGGCTTGTACTACGAAGATGCTCTACAAGTATGTCTATACGCATGGCATCCCATTCCTCACAGAGGGAGCTCCGGATATGATTCTCATTCCAAACACCATCGTCTCTGCCATCGAATACCCATTCCGCAATGCTGAGATGGTAAACTTCTCCCACGATGGCCGTCAGCTCACTCTCTCTACTGACGATGCCCGCTTTATCATCCGTGACCAGGAGGGCAAGTACCCTAATTACAACTCCGTCATCCCGAAAGAGAACCCTTACCATGTCACCCTCCCTATCCGTGACCTCACCTCCGCCCTCAAGCGCGTCTCGCTCATGGCATCCGATGCCTCACAGCTCGTAGCCTTCCGCAAGACTGACGATGATCTCACTCTCACAGGCGAGGATATCGACTTCGGAACCTCCGCCCGTGAAGTCCTCTCAACCGCCGACTGCACCCTCCCTTCCGGTTTCGCCATCGGTATCAGAGCGTCCTCAATCCTCCAACTCCTCGGCGCAATCTCCACCGAAAACGTCCGCCTGGAGTTCTCTGATCCATCAAGACCGCTCTTGTTGAAGGAGGATGCTACAAATTCCGCCCTTATTGAATTGGCAATGCCTCTCTTATTGAATGCGTAAGTTCTTTTTCATAGGATGGTCCCGACAACAGGAAGGTAATGATGTTAAGCGCTATCTGCTCAAGACCGTGTGCAACACCATTACCTCCTTTTCAGGGGGGTATTGGCAAAGACTCAGTAACAGGTATGTATAACACAACTCCTTATATACTTATTGAATATGATGACTAAACAAATCGCAGATACCAATTACTCCGTTCGTGAGGATGGTATCGTTATCAGTCCGGACGGAAAGGAACTGAAAGGCTATTTTGTCAATGGCTTCCTGCGTGTTCAGATAGGCGGTAAGCGCTTGAAGATACATCGTCTCGTTGCTCAAGCCTTCCTCCCGAATCCTATGGGATTGCCTTACGTTCTTCATAAGGATGGTGACAAAACCAACAACAGATACACTAATTTGGAATGGTCTGCCACTCAAAGCAATCACGGCCGGTTATCTTAGGCCGTTACTCTCCATCCCAAAACGGCATTATGGTGTCTCCTTACGGAATCGCACTTTGCCTTGCAGGTGGTGGTAAAGGCCATGATACCGATAAGCCGAAAATCCTTATAGAGTATGACATTTAGGTTTATCAACGCTGATAGGGGAGGGGCAAATCGTCCGAACCATAAAAGCCAATTACTACAAGATGGGTGTCCGGAACTTCATCTTTACGAAACAAGATGTTTCTCGGCTACTGCTGTGCTCATTAAATATGAATTTTAATATCACTAACGTATGTGTACCAAGGCCAATTAGGGGGGCAAATCCAACCTGTCAACGTCACGATAGACGGATGTGCTGCCACCCTTACTACTCGTTACGATGCTATAGGGCCGACTAACATCCTGACGCTTGCGCATTACCCTATGACGGTTGTCTTGATTGAATATGAAATATGATAAAGTAAAATAGATAGGTAATCTCTCCAACCCTCGCAGATACCAGAACACAAGCCGTAATCGCTTATACTCGGTTCTCGGTATCTCTCCTACGATAAACTGCTGTGGGGGGCAAAGGGTACCTCTCGTTCTTTTAGAATATGAATTGTAAGAAGAAAATCGTCATTTTGAATCCTGATATGGTATTTGCTCAACTTTGCTTATCGGCATTTACTCTCGTAGTATGCACACGTTTGTACGGAACATGATTTTGACTATAACAAAAACAATATATCTATGATTGCAAAAATTTATCCGGATGGTCATAAAGACTTGCAGGAAAAGAAAAATCCTACGCATCCAGTACGTTACTTCGACATCCGCAAACTCATCCCTCAAGAGTGTTATCGTCTGATGGGTGTGCCCGATGAGAAGATTGCTATCCTCATGCAGACTGAAAAGAAGGAGTACCAGGCCATCGTTGGCGCTGATGAAGCTCTTGCAGCTTTCGGTCTCGAACCTTCGGCATCCAAGGCCGAAATATCCAATGCCTATAAGGAGGAGATGCAGAACTGCAAGGAAACCGAGAAACGTATCAAGGATGAAATCGCTCTTGGTTATCAAGATCCGGAAATTCGCAAGAAGGTGGATGATGACGATGAACCTATCACCTATGGTTACGATGACGAGGATTCTTATAACATATACCTCGACAATCTCAAGGAGGAACTTGAGGTGAACGACCTTCTGAGACAGCAGTATGAGCTTCATTATAAGACAATCCTCTGTGCCGAACGTGAAACGCGCTATGGCGACGTTCCTGTAATCAGCAATAGCGCTCATTATAAACTTGCCGGTAATAGTATCGTCTGCGACGTGCTTAAATACATCTATGAGGAATTGATATTCCCAACCGGACGTAGGGTAAATGGCGAGGCGCTGGATATGTTTGCTCTGCCTCAGTTCCAGCTCGGTCTGCATAACAACGTCCTCAAGATGGTTACACTCTGCTCTGGTTACGATAGTCAGTGCATAGCAGCAGATATGTTGTTCTCCAAGTATGGGGGGTCCTTCAAACTGATGGCATGGAGCGAGTTTGACCCAGACAGCAAGGCGGCTCTTGAAAAGCAGCCTGCAGTAATGGCTCACAATCTGCTCTTCCCTGAGTGTAAGGATCTCAATCGCGGAGATATGACCAAGGCTGATTGGAGCGACCTCGCTGATGCTGATATTGACCTTCTCACATATTCTACCCCCTGCCAGTCTATATCTCAGATGGGTAAGCGCGAAGGCATCAAGAAGGGTAGTGGAACACGCTCTGCTGTCCTCTGGTCAACGGAAAAGGCAGTACAGCAGATGCGCCCCAAAGTGCTCCTCCAGGAGAATGTCCGTGCGCTCATAAACAAGACGAACCTCGCCGATTTCAAGGAGTGGTGTGAGGTTCTTGAAAAGCAGGGTTACGTTAACTTCCTTGCTCCTTCATTCCCTAAGAATTGGGGTAAGGAGAAGCGCGACAGAAAGACGGTACCTGGAGTATTGAATGCGAAAGATTATGGCGTTCCTCAGAATAGGGAACGTGTCTATATGGTTTCCATTCGCAAGGATATCCTCGGCGACACTCAGTATGAGTTTCCTCGTCCGTTCCCTCTCGAATACTGCATAGCGGATATCCTTTATGAGGACGTGGAAGAGAAGTTCTTCCTCCAACCGGATAGTGTGATTAAGTTCTTGCACAAGAATGCTGAAGATGATAGTAATGGCATCTATTACATGGTAACTGACCATAAACTCACCGATGAAGAGATTGCAGAAGTGCGCCGTACTAAGGGCGGCAAGAACTGAACAGGCAAAGGCCATTAGGCGCATTCATGGTGATAGGGGGGTATTGTCGATTTGCAGACCGATACTTCTACCCTGCCACGGATGGATGCAGTAATACTATCACCGGAGTGCAGAAAGATAACCTTCTCTTAATAGAATACTCGTATGGCTAAGCATTATAAGCATGATCGTCCATTCCTCAATCTTAGAGGTGACGTGCTTGAGGTCAGGCAAGCAACAGAGGTTGGATATATAGAGTGTCCGCCTGGTGGCTTGTTTGACGCATCTTACCCTAACAGTACGCTACGGCGTGCGAGGGTAGTGGGGGGTAAACTTGCCCCTGCGCTGATGGCCGGTGCTTCTGAACTGTATATTTTCATCGTTTATGACTTATGAAACAAAGAATCGTAGTGATATCTGATATTATGCCGGAGTGTTCTCTTGCACCGATACGCATCTCTGCAAGTCGTGGTAGGGGGGCAATACGACTGCTGTCAGCATATAGAGCTCGGTTCTCCCATAACAACTAATACAATAACCTCTGTTCAAAAGGATAATATCGTATGGGTAGAAAGATCCCTGTGAGAACTATCCTCCGTAGGGGGTAGTTCTCGGTTGTACGAAGTGTCTTACACGATTAAAACATCTCCGTTTTGCATGGTGGTACTGATAGAATATGATTAGTAGGTATTATATCTTTAGAAACCCTCACGGGTGGTTTATGGGTGGGTGGGTATTTCCTATCGTTCTGTTCCCTTCGCTTACTATCTGCGGATGGCAGTGTAATAACTATTTGGTAATTGAATATGATTTGTAGAGCATACACTATAATGTGGCAGCGAACCGAGCACGAAAAGCTTATACGCCGTGCCACCGGCACCAATATCTTCACCGATAAGGTTTGGAGTGTTGGTGACTGCATCGCACCATGAATAGAAACAACTCTATCACGCTATAACCTTGTATTGTTGGAGTATGATATCGATTAACCTTGCCCTCACTTCCTCCGCACCTCCAAGGTATATTAAGACGATTGGGGGGGCAAAACCTTGTCCCTGTAAACGTGGCAAGCGGTGGTGTGGCCTGCACGCTTAACACTCGCTACGATGGACTGTCCGAGACAACGGATATTATCACACTTGCTCACTATCCTAAGACTGTCGTTCTTATTGAATATGAACTTTAACGAAATAAATTTTCACTATGTTTGAAAAAGTAAATCCCTATCATCCGGACAAGGTCGCTGACCGAATCGCCGGTGCTATTGTTGACCTCGCCTACGAGCGTCAGGAGAATCCTCGTATTGCCGTGGAGGTGCTTATCGGCCACGGACTGTGTGTAATCATCGCAGAGAGCAGTGTCGCTCTTCATCGTACCGATGTGTGGCCATTGGTAGAGCGTATTGTCGGTGCTGATGCTGAAGATTTGCGCCTTGACTTCAAATGTGTACCTCAAGACGCTCATCTCGCTAAGAACCAAGAAGGCGAAATCCGCTGTGGTGATAATGGCATCTTTGCCGGTTATCCAGTAACCGATGAGCAAAAGAATCTCGCCTATCTCGCCCGAGAACTGTCGCGTATTGTTCCCCATGATGGCAAGTATATTAGAAGTGGTTTTGATTTGTTCGTATGCCAGAGTCACGTCAGCACGCCGGACATATTACCATTCGTGACCTACCGCGCTCCAGGTGCTAACATTATTGTCAATCCTCTCGGCGATTGGATTGGTGGTATCAACACTGATTCTGGAGCTACGAATCGCAAGTTAGGTTCTGATATGGGCGACGCAGTAACCGGTGGCGGTCTCCATGGAAAGGATCTCAGCAAGGCGGACGTGTCTGTCAACATCTTCTGCCATCTGCAGGCGGCCGAATGTGGTCACAAGGTGACGGCGTGTTGTCATATCGGTGGTACTCATATCCATCTTCACAAGGATTTGGAGAATCCGGACGCATATATAGTAGTTCCTTATGTCGAAGTGGTAGATACAGCCCGTGACTATATAAAAGCCTGTGGTGGTTTTGAGAAATTCGCAGAGTGGGGTCTTATTGACTAATACGACCATTCGCACCCTCCCTCCTGAAAGAGGATTCCGCAAACTCCGCACTTATAGAAATCATGTTGCCACTTCGATTGAACAGATGAGAAACTATAGGGACTTATCTCCCTTGGAAATGGACGAACTGATATCCCTTTATCCTACAACCACCAATCGCGAGCTTAGCCGTCGTTTTGACATATCTGTGGATGCTATCCAGGATAACATCGCTTCTGTATATGGCTTAAAGAAGGACCGAAAAGCCGTATTGGTGGGAAATAGGGGTTATTCGCTTTCTGAGGAAGATACGGCTTGGATAATCAAGCATTATAAGCACACAAAGAATGCTGATATCATGGCCCGCTTCAATATAGGTGAAAGTACACTACATCGTTGCGCTCGTAAGCATGGGTTGAAGAAATCCAAGGTATTTATGAAAAAGACTCAGCGCGAGAACGCTGAGAAAGGTTACAAGGTCTGTCTTGACCATGGTGTGTACGAGCAGAATGCGGAATACACTCGCAAACAATGGGAGGAATGGAAGAAACTCCCTCGCGATCAATGGCCAGGGCGTAAGGTCGGAGTAAAACCGCAACATCAACCTGGAGTAAGTACTCGGCGATACAATAAACGCATGAAAGAGGGCTTTGAAAAGCGCCGCCAGACAGTCCGACGTGAGCGTGCAAGACTCGTGTACGGTTTGGAGCAGAAAACATCCTTAAACCTTACCAAGACGATGACACATAAGATGTCAGCTCATAAGCACGCTATGATTAAGCATTGTAACTATTTCCCAGACGAAGAGCATCCTACATGGCTGTTCTATGATAATGAAACAACCCGCAGCGCTCGTCGTGAGTCTCACGCCGTGGAACTCGGCTTGAAGGTCTATCCTTCTGAGGACTACACAGAGGCTGTCTTATAAATGACAGCAGATGACCAATGCTGCTAATCATTCTTTCTGCGCCAGGAGGGCGAAAGCTCTCCTGACGTGGGATATCCCTGTATATAGCATATATTTTTCTTCTGCTTATGACACTCTATATCATCTATAATCAAGACTGCCTTGTTGGTATGAAGGACCTTCCTGATGCCTCTATTGGCTGTATCATCGCCGATTTACCATACGGTGTATTGAATCGCTCGAATGCGTACGCTCAATGGGACTGTATCATTCCTTTTGAACCAATGTGGGAGCAGTTTCTTCGCGTCGCCAAGCATGACGCACCAATCATTTTATTCGCGCAAGGAATGTTCACCGCGCAGCTGATGCTGTCACAGCCTAAGATATGGCGCTATAACCTGGTATGGGATAAAGACCGTCCTACGGGCTTCCTGAATGCCAATCGTATGCCTATGCGCATTCACGAGGATATATGTATCTTCTATCGCGATATGCCGGTATATAATCCGCAGATGACCAAGGCAGCGCCTCACACTCGTAATCATAGCCGTGGTTCCGGTAACCACGTCAACAAGAACCAGTGTTACGGACAGTGGGGTGAACTTCGTTCTACAGTCTCTGATGAGAAATATCCGGTGTCTATCATCAAGATCCCGAAGGAGCATAAGGCTGACACCTTCCATCCTACCCAGAAACCTGTCGCGCTGCTGCGCTATCTGATACGCACATATACGAAATCGGGTGGGGTAATTTTGGATTGTTGTATGGGTTCATGAACTACCGCAATAGCAGCCCTGATGGAGCATCGTCACTTCATCGGCTACGAAACCGACCTGGCTACTACTCCCGCGCCCTCAAACGGATAGAGGAGCAGAAGAGCGTTCTATCCTTCGACTACTCTGAATAGTAGCACCCCCCTCCACGCTCTCACATTTATCCAACCCCGCCCCTCGGCGGGGTTTTCTCGTCCGCCTCAGTAACTTCCCACACCGAGCATCGGTAATATCCATCAGCGAGCCTTTCAGCGTCCAATGGTATCTTCAAGCTCGCCACCGGCGAGCGCCCTCCGCGCCAATGGCCATACATGACCACGCATCCCACAAAGCGGGCGCAGAAGTGCTCATCGCATCCATCCACCGCGCTTTAGCGCTCCCTCTACCACCGTTCCCGCCGCTTATCAGGAGGGAAAAACTCCAAAAGGAGAAAGTACTTCTCAAACCATCTTTCTCATAACCGCCTAAAAGACATTCGTTTCAGCCCTCAGAGGGCTCCAAAAGGAGAAAAGTGATATCTGTTCCACATCCTCCTCCTTTTTTATGGAAAAAATTTTTTCTCCGAAACTCAAAAATCTCGCACTCTAAAAAGAATTGAGCAACTATGCGAAAGCTCCGCTTTCTCTTTTGATTATCAAAGTGTTGACTGTGATATTTTGGGTGCAAATCAGGCGGAGTTTTTGGTATTTCTACACATGGTCTCTCACTTATCGTTTTTCTCCCGTATGTATATAGTTTGTTTGAAAAGAGGTAGAAATCTCCTTTTGGAGTAGTAAAAAGCGGAAAGCCAACGCATTAACCTATTTTTTTGGTTCTCCTTTTTATTTCTTTCTTCTACCATCAACATCTTTTTACCCGCTTTTCAACTCTGGCCATCAGGCACTGTAGTGGTTGCTCAGGGAAAAAAGAGGGGTGTGGGTCGCATTTTCTCCTTTTCAAAAGTAAAAATTCTTCTTTTCTCCTTTTTGAGGTCGTAAAAGTGTGACCTTTGAGTATGAAAACAGATTAAAACCACGTTGATGTGTTAAAATCTGAATAAAACAACTATTTTATATTGACAAATCAAATAAAACACTAACTTTGCACCCATAACATTATATTAAAACCCTCACGAGTACCTATGAACAAGTATTTCACCATCCTAAACTGGATGCTACTCTTCGTCCTGCTATTGGTAGTCTTCCGGATCTCTCCGGCCATCGGCACACATGCCCTTACTTGGGGCGCACTCCTCGGTAACATGATGACCGGAGGTCTCATATCCTGGAAATATAACCACCTTGACACCGATGCACAGAAGCTCTTCGCTGAGCGATACTTCCAGAAGGAATATGGCATAGAGATTCTTGCTCAGCTCGCCGTACTCATCCTCATGGCATTGTTCGCCATCTTCCTCTGGCATGGTTTCTATTTCTTCGTAGGTATCTTCCTGATGTGGTGTGTCAACATCATCGTCGAAGCTGCTTACGCTTATTGTCAATCTCATAAGTAGCAGCAATGGATATCTTCAACCGACCTTGTTCCATCTATACCGATGCACACGATAACTACGGCCACTATGTTGACAGAGAGACTGGCGAGTTCATCCAGCAGATGACCATCCGCGAGTTCTGCCTGACAGAGCGTTGGAAACCGGTAGTCGAAAAGCTCCGTGCGCTCATCGCTGAGCATGGACCGAAGAAGGCGAAGGCTATGCCGGAGTACAAGGCCACAAAGGAACTGCTCCCTGGCGCAACCCTCTCCGGTCTCTTCGAGCTACGTGAGGTGTTCAACGATAAGCGTGGCCGTAATATGATCTGCTCACGTCGCACCGCTCACCTCGCAGCACACACAGGCTTCATCTGCATAGACATCGACCTGCAGGATAACCAGTCGCTCGCCGACATGAAGGTCATCCTTCGCACACTTCGCCACCGTCCCGAGGTAGCTCTGCTGATGAAGTCATGCTCCGGTACCGGTTACTTCGCTCTCATTCCTATTGCCTATCCGCAGTACCACAAGGAACAGTTCTCGGCGCTTCTACGTGAATACTCCGCACTCGGCATCACCATCGACCGCCAGTGCTCTGACGTGGTTCGCGTCCGCTTCGCCTCCTACGACGATTCTCCATACATCAACCAGAATGCCATCCCTTACTCCGGCATAGACCTCGGAACTCAGATGCTTGCACCGAAGGCTGCTGTTTATGGTCAGCGCGTGGAGACGGACGATGATCTCATACAGAAGGTGGAAGTTCTCGTGCAGAAGCTCGAACGTCATCATATCGACATCACCAACTCCTACGCAGATTGGTACAAGGTGGGTTTCTCTCTCGCCAACCTCCCCGAACCATGGGGCCGTCAGTTCTTCCACCGCGTCAGTGCTCTCTACAGCAAGTACAACGCCGCCGAGACTGACCGCAAGTTTGACACCCTCTGCAACCCTCAGTCCATAGGCATCGGCACCTTTTTCAACGTCTGCCGCTCCTATGGTGTCACCCTCCGCAATTAGCCACCGTTCCCGCCGCTTTTCCGGCGGTCTAAGCTATCCAGTCATTAACCCAGAGCGTTCAACGCCCGCCATAATAAAAGATACATGAAACTGATTAAACCCTCCGTCGAGTATTGGCAAGCGCAAGAAGATTGGCGCGACCAGGTAGCACGAGCTGCCCGCCTATGCTACGCCTCTGAGTCCGGAAAGAAAACATCTGAGGAGTTCGTGGATATGCTTATCAAGCGTAACCATATCTCCATGCTCCGCCATGGTACCCGCTACTTCGTTATCTATGTCAACGACAAGAACCCTATCGTTCCTGGATGGATCTTCGTCGCCATGAACAACACCCCATACGTCGGCTGTGTCTATCACAAGTGTAAGGCCAACAAGCACATCCGCGCCTATTTCGTGGCGGCCAACTGTCAGTATCTCATGGAGCATGAGGCCATCACCAACCACCTCAAAGCCTACGAGGTATCTCTTGGTGAGTTCGTGGCACAGGCTTCTGCGCTCAACTTCCCTACAGCATACACCCTCATTCGCTACACCGTCTGCGTCACTACGCAGATCTCTACTTCTCGCGAGCTCAACCGCACATCGCCTAACAACATCGCTGAGCAGTCAACGCGCTACGTCAACTTCGGCAAGAAGGGCGGCGTAACCATCGTGGTTCCTCACTGGTGGGAGTGCGCGCATTGGTCTAAGCGTCTCCTTGCTCGCGTGGTTTGGAAGGTGGACGAATGGGCGTACTATATCGCCCTGCGTCTCGGTCTCCCTCCACAGGATGCCCGTGGTTTCCTCCCGCTCGATGCCGGTACTCGTGTAGCCTACACTTACTCCGTCCATGAGTGGAAGAAGATCATGCGTCTCCGTCTCACTGGCGAGACTGGCAAACCGCATCCTAATGCTCACATAGCAGCGCAGCAAATCCACGATGCCATCCTCCCTGCAATGAAGGTGTTCGGGGGTCCGGACAGCTCCCTCATATAGCCACCGTTCCCGATGGTTTTCCATCTGGTTCTGTATCTCTCCAGTCCGTATAACAAGGGTGTGTCACACCCGCAATAATAAAAGTACAATGTATATCAACATCAAACGTCTCCATCCTAACGCAGTGATTCCTTTCAAGAAGCGCGAAGGCGACTTCTGCTACGACTGCGTGGCTGTCTCCGAAGAGGAGATTGCGCCTAACGTATGGCGCTATGGTCTCGGCATCGCCATCCAACCCGCCAGTGAGTTCGATGGCCAAACAATCCGTGGCGTAAATCTGCGCCCTCGTTCCTCAATCCACGAAACCGGTATGCTCCTCAGCAATGATCCTGGCACTGATGACGTAGAGGAATACACCGGCGAACTCAAGGTTATCTTCTATCACGTCATGCCTAAGCTCCCTCGCTACAAGGTGGGTGATAAGGTCTGTCAGATGTGCCTCGCAAAGACGGAACCGATGGAGTTCCGAGAGGTCTCAGAACTGCGCAAGACTGATCGGGCTGACCGTGGTTTTGGTTCTTCCGGCTTAACTCTCAACGACCATGGCAAAGAATAAGAAGAAAACCGAGGAACAGCCTCTATCTAAGAACAAGGCCATCCGCCGTTTCCACACAGATGTAAACGCGCTCGCCTCTCTCGTCAATGAGCAGATTTTCGAGAACTGCCGCAATTTCTATTGGGTAAGTGATGAGGTAGGCGGTATCTGCGATTTCGATGATGTGGATTTCCTCACACCTACAGAGATGGTGCTTATCCTGGAGAACAACCTTACATACGACCAATACGAAGAATGGCGTAACGCTGACCTCGACTACAACGCCGACAAGGAGGCATCCCAACAGCGCCACATCAACCTCGATTCGTGGATTCGTGGTGCTCGCTATGAGATGTTCGACAAACAGGCCACCGCTACCTCCGGAAAACCGGAGATGTCTATGAAGGCCGATGCTGAGGAAACCCGCAAGCGCCTCTCCGAGGCTGAGCGTTCTCTTCTTGATGTGATAGATTCCGATAAGTTCTAACTTGAAATCAATAAACAATGAAATTTATCATCAACTTTCTGCAAGGTCTCATCCTTGCTATCTTTCTGCTCTGTGTGTTCTCAACCATACTCAGCATCGTTCCCAAATCTCCGGCATGGATTCCTGTATCTATATGGTTGGTTCTCGCAACCTTCATTCTTACCGGTGTTCACTACTGGCGTTCTAAACCTATTGTCCTTCCCAAGGAGGTTATTCGCATTCGTCCTTCCATTAAGGAGATCTTCGCATTCCTTGATAAGGGAGTAAATCCTGAAGGTGTCCTCCAGACGCTCACCGAGCTTGACATTCGCACCGTTAAAGATTACTCTGGACTTAACTCCAATCAGCAGATCATGAAGTCCGAGGAGAATGCTCTTCGTGAACGTGTACGCTCCACTGCAAGCTATCTTCTACAGTGCCGTCTTGAAAAGCACGCCAAGTCGATTCTCCGCGTCCAGTTCGCGGCCATGTGCATTTACCACAGCACACTCCTTCACCGCATGGAACTCGAAGGTATAATATCACCGGCCGAGCCGAGTTCGGCCACAGAACAAGGTTGTGCAGAAACGCATACACCTTCCGAAGAAGAGAAAACAGAAGGTGGTGTAGAATCGTCATCTCCTGAGTCTTCCACCGTTCCATCCGCATCTCCGGAGGGTCAGAAAGAGTAACCCATGGTAACAGTCCATCTCGACCAACACGAAGTCCTCTACATGATAGAGGGCTTCGCACGTGGCTCTCACCTCCGTCAACACATTTGGGAGATGGTAGTCACCAAGATCATACAGCAGCTTACCGATGACGAGAAGGATTTCATCTGGTTCATTCTCCGTCGCGATATATGGGATATGTTCCTCGGACGTTCTCACTATAATGTTTGTGGCGAAGAGGATTTCCTTCACTGCATGGCTGCTCTCCATCGTGGCAATCATCGTCTTGTCAAGTTCTATGGTGCAGGTGACAAGTCTAAGGAGATTTCCATTTACTGCTACCGATTCAATAATGCCTGGCATCCCATTGACCATTTCAATCAGTTTATCCCTGATGAATGGGTTATCTCTGTCACAGATCCTTACGATGCTGAGCACGCAAAATGTAAATGCCTTGAAATTGGGAAAGAAGCCTGGTGGAACGACCTCGAAGTGTATAATAAAAAGCCTTCAGAGATACGTCCAAAAGACCAAGACCAAGAGGAAAAATAATATATATATTATGTTTAATATCATATAATTATGGCAAAAATTCTCAAATTTTCAACACCCCATTGTGGCCAGTGTGCAGCACTGGAAACTCGTCTCGATAAAGAGCATATCGAACACGAGAACATTGACTGCACATCGGATGATGGAGCTGCTCTTGCCGAGAAGCTCGGCATCCACAACGTACCTGTTATCATCGTTCTTAATGATGACGATACCGTCCAGGCTCGCTACAACAATTTGGGCGAGGCTATCGCGAACATCGAAACGCTACGTCAAATCGCTAACTCCTAACCGCTATGCCAGAAGAAGAAGTAAACCGTCCCGATACGGACTTTGCTCAGATATGCTCCGAGCTTACGGCCTTGCATACCCGCAAGAACCACGACTACGGCAACGCCTTCGAGCGCACCATGACCGACCTTCCAGACAACATACGTAACGGCTATGCGCTCGGGATGCTCCGTGCCAAGGTTGACCGCATCACGACACTTCTGTCCTACGGTGCATGGGTCAAGGAGGAAAGCGTCGATGATTCTCTGGATGATCTCGCTTGCTATGCTATCATGTTCCGTGCATATCGCCGTAAAAACAAGAAGTGAACAATTCACTGAAACAAGGAATAGTAACCATCCCCTTCTGTTCTCCGGAGGAACTAAATTTTCAAGTTATGGCAGATCCTATCAACCTCATTCCTGGAAAGCGTTACACGCTTTGCCTTAAAGATGGTCAAGTTGTAAAGTCGATGGCATACGTCAATGCAGACCTTCCCCGTGGTAAGTTCCGCTTCCGTTGTGCTGACGGCGAGACTCGTGAATACCCAATAAATAACATTCAACGTATCGTATTCGCATGACAGAAGAATATATTTTCCGCTTCAAGATACGCCGTCTCGCCATCGGCATGACCCGTACCTCTGCATGGGGAAAGCGTTCGTCGCCCAATGGCACCCTACTCGCCATAGGCCACTTCTCCATCTACATCTACTCTAAACACGAGTAGTTACTCGAAGGCGTAGCAGTAGCGCACTCGCCTTCCACGGCCACTTTTCCAGATGGTTTTCCATCGGGTTCATACCGCATTCTCCAGTCCGTATAACCAGGGTGTGCCATGCCCGCAACCTCATTTACAATGAAACAAATCCTTCTCCGCAAAGATTACATAACCAAGACCGTACCTCCTCGTCAGGATGTCGGTCTTTACCTCGCCAAGGATGTCGTAAAGACATGGACTGAGGATTTCATCGACGAGGACAACCAAGAAACGGTCTCTATAGAACGTAACGAAATTCTCTATCAGAACAACACCCAAGTAACTGACCAGATCGCACGCGATATCGAAGAGTATGGCATCTCCAAGGTAAACGTCTCCAACATTCCTAACCGTGCCGAAGAAATCAAGCAGTTCCTCTGTATCGCTCACGTCAAGGTCACTCTTCATAATGCTTATGGCAAGTCTGCCGTGGTTATAGTGCGCTCTGATTCTATTCGTGCTGCCATGGATCTCGCCGCTGATTATGCCGAAGGTGCTGAAATGGAGCTCTTCTCTTCGCTCTCTGGAAAAATCCATATCACCACAGTAGAAGTGCTCCATGGTGTCAAATTCATCGGTCGCACAAAGGAGGATATCGAGACAGAGGAAGAAGCTCTCGAAAAGGATTCCGAAACTCCGGTGAAAGAACCTTTCAAGGTGCTCGCATCCTTCCTCGATTCCAATTACTACATACCTGGCGATAAGTCTAAGGATGGTGTTCACATCAAGGATAAGTTCGTCGTTTGGGCGTATGACGTTTCCACAGCAAAAGATATCGTGGCGGCATGGATAAAACATGAGTATAACACCGTCATTGAAGAGCGCGAATCGCTCCGTGTGGTAGGCGCAGCTCAGTTCATCAAGCATACTTACATCCCTGCTGAATACTGCAACCTCTACATTTCCGACGAGAAACTGAAACTCAATGTAGAGTAGTACAACAGTCCCACGCATAAGTCGTTTTGCCTGTACCTTTGCGTAGGATATAACCCCATTTCGTATGAATAATCTCCTTCAACCTACACCAGAGGAACAGTCCTTACTATCCTTCCTCCGTGACTATTGCAAGGCTTCCAACGCGGCAACTGGATCTAAGTATGATGCCAATGCCAATGTGGAAAATAAGAACATTGCAACGCTCATCGGAGAACTTCCCAAGGGCTCGTTTATTCGCCTCAATCGCCGTATGCTCATCGACCGCATCACTGTGCTCTATGGCGAAGATACTGCAAAGCAGTACATTGACCTGCTTCTTCATCACTTTATCTACAAGAATGATGAGACGTCCATCGCTCCCTACTGCGCGTCTATCACCATGTACCCTTGGCTTAACCATGGTACCACGGGCATAGGCGGAAACTCCACAGCCCCTACTAACCTAAAGTCGTTCTGTGGTGGTTTCGTGAACATGGTCTTTATCGTCAGCTCTATGCTTTCGGGTGCTTGCGCTACACCGGAGTTCCTGATGTATATGAACTATTTTATCGGCAAGGAGTATGGCTCTGACTACTGGCAGCACCCAGAACGTCAGGCAGACCTCTCTCTCAAGGCGCGCTCTATCGACAAGGTGATAACTGACTGCTTCGAGCAGATTGTCTATTCTATCAACCAACCTACAGGAGCGCGCAACTTCCAGGCTGTATTCTGGAACATCGCATACTATGATCGTTTCTACTTTGAGTCGCTGTTTGGCAACTTCTTCTTCCCTGATGGTTCTAAACCGGATTGGGATGGCCTCTCTTGGTTGCAGAAGCGTTTCATGCGTTGGTTCAATGATGAGCGCACGCGCACCCCTCTTACCTTCCCTGTGGAGACTATGGCGCTCCTCTCTGAGAATGGGGACTGCAAGGACGCTGAATATGCTGACTTCACAGCTGAGATGTATGCACAAGGGCATTCGTTCTTCACCTATATGTCGGACAATGCAGACAGCCTCTCTTCTTGCTGCAGGCTGCGCAACGAGATTCAGGACAACGGTTTCTCCTACACGCTCGGTGCAGGTGGGGTATCTACGGGTTCTAAGTCGGTACTGACCCTCAACATCAACCGTTGTGTGCAATATGCACGCAAGGAAGGGTTGGACATCAATGAGTATATTCGTTCTGTTGCCGACCTCTGCCACAAGGTGCAGATTGCCTACGATGCCAATCTCCGTGAACTGCATCGCGCAGGTATGCTGCCTCTCTATGATGCCGGTTATATCAACATCGACAGGCAGTACCTCACTATCGGTGTCAATGGCCTCGTGGAAGCTGCTGAGTTCCTTTGCATCGATATATCTGATAACGACGAGTACCGTTCGTTCGTACAGACTACCCTCGGTATCATAGAGGACCTTAACAAGCAGTATCGCACCAATGATCTCATGTTTAACTGCGAAATGATTCCTGCGGAGAATGTGGGTGTCAAGCACGCCAAGTGGGACAAGGAAGATGGGTATGCCGTTCCTCGAGATTGCTACAACTCGTATTTCTACATCGTAGAGGATGATTCGATTAATATCATCGACAAGTTCCGTCTCCATGGTGCTCCGTATATCGCTCACCTTACCGGTGGTTCTGCACTTCACATGAACCTTGCGGAACATCTGTCACAACTTCAGTATCGCAACTTGCTCCGCACGGCTGCTATCGAGGGTTGCAATTACTTCACGTTCAACATACCTAACACTGTCTGCAACGAATGTGGCCATATTGACAAGCGCTATCTCCATGAGTGCCCGCACTGCCACAGCAAGAATGTGGACTACCTCACACGTATCATCGGGTATCTCAAGCGTGTGAGCAACTTCTCTCAGGCACGACAGATTGAAGCCTCACGACGTTTCTATGCAAACAGATAGCCGATGTACTACACTGACTACGATATTGTTTTCCAGGAGGTGCCAGACGAAACTACTCTGGCACTCTCCATCTCTGGATGTCCGTTCCGATGCCGTGGATGCCACTCTCCGCATCTGAGGCAACGCGACGAGGGTATTTTACTCTCTTACGATGAACTCGACCGACTGATACGCTGCTATGAGCACTCCATAACATGTGTGTGCTTCATGGGCGGTGACGCTGAACACTACGCTCTGAATAAGCTCATGGCTTACGTACATGAGCACTACCCTACCTTACGCATAGCATGGTACTCCGGATCTGATTCTTTCCCCGAGGATATCCGTTACGATCTCCTCTCATACATCAAGCTCGGTCACTACGATGCTGCACGTGGTCCTCTCACCTCCCCTACCACCAATCAGCATTTTTATAAGGCTACCTTCCATGCTATTTCTGGTGGATATACTGATATCACTAATCGCTTTCAACGTAAGTAAACCCATGGCTAACATCTATCTTCGCGTCTCGTCCTATGTGGCTGCCTTCTGCCGTTCTGTAGGCGACGGCAATTCGCTGCCTAAGTCCACACCCATCAAGTTCTCGGAATACACTCAGGAGTATGCCGTCCTTTACAACGGGCTCCGTATCGTTCCGGAAGCTCAACAGCATCGTGCCTCCTGCTACTCTCAGTCTGCATGGAGCAATATGTCTCGTGGTAGATTGCCGAATGGCGGCAAACCGATTATCAATCGTGAACCGTCCGACTTCCTCACATACGCAGAAGTGTGTACGCTTGAATCGCAGGCTAACAAGACTAAGACAGATGCCTATGACTTCATCTGTATAGAATGCCCGCGTGAGGTAGTCCAGAACAACCACGTCATCCGCGTAGGCAAGTCTTATACTCTTGACTCGGAAGCAGCGCGCGACCTCCGCCGTCTGCTCAAGGCTACATTCGTAAAGACGTACCTTGAGTTTGAGAATAACAACAACCTCTTCGCCAAGTCGCAAGGGTTCCATCGATCTGGCATAGAGATCCTGGAGCGCTTCTTCATGGAACATGATATCCCTGTATATCATGACCTTCGCGAACGTGAGACCATGCGCCGACTCATACAGCGCTGGCGTAAAGAGGCTGAGACATTCGCCAATGCTCCGGCTATCATTAACAACGACCTCATTACTCGCATAGACGAACACGAGCGCCGTGGTGGCCTTCCTCGCTATGACGATGAATCTTAAAAGGTAAATGTAAAAATTATTAAAATCAATACTTATTAAAAGTTAAAAGTTACCGCATTTTCCATGTTTTTATGTTGACAACGTGTCCCGCTACCACACGCACCACCGTCACCGCCGCATTTCCGGCTGTTTTCACCCTCAAAATTGTATTGTCTAACCCTAAAATCGCATCTATATGAATTGTCACGAAACCATTCTCAACGACATTGTTCTGGTTGAGATCTACCGTGCCTCTGACTCTGCCATCTCTCTGCCTCCTACTATCTCGCATACCAAACTCACCGAGACTACCGGCATGTTCTCTAACCCCGTTCTTAAAACCGGCATGGCAGGTGAGAACGCCATCCAACTCGCCGACCGCGCATCGCTCCGTGTTACCAATGCTCGCCAAATGGCTGGAAATATCTATACACACGACCTGCAACTCTCCGTCCTCCTCGGCCGTCCGGACGCTGAAAACGTGGTAAACACCCTTGAAGGTGTGCCTTTCCACCTTGTATGCACGCGCGCGTCAGGCGATCGCTTCCTATGCTACTCGCTCCCCAATGGTTCTTCCCTCGATGTTGACAGCACCCACGCCGCCATCTCCGCCTGTATGCTCAAAGCCCGCATCCTCTCCATGTCTAACGTCATTACTCTCAATCATCCTGCCTAAAGGTGGCGCTCCTGAGCCCTCACTTTCTTCTGCGCTTTATCGCTAATGCCTACTACAGCCAGCCCGCAAGTCTCCACAGTCTTGCGGGATTTTTTTGTATCCACCGCTCACTCCGGTTTTCCGGATGACTAAAAAAGCGGCGTTAAAACGCCATCGCCTTCCGTCGCCTATAATTCTCCCTATCCTTTTTATATATACACGCGCGCAACCCCGTTTCCCCTTCTTAACCCTCCCAAAATCGCGAAAAACCGTCCCGCGCACGTCTTTTTCTCTCATCCCCGCATTTCTACCTTTGAATTGTCAAAACGCCGCCATAATGCGGCCTAAATAAAAAAACAATGAACAAAGGACTTCTCGAAATTCTCAAGACTCGCCTCTGGATGGTTAGCCCTGACTTCGCTCACAACACCAGAATCATGTTGGAGGCGAACCTGGCTACTCATTCTGCATTCGAGTCGGAAGAGAAGCAGCCTGGCTACATTGTTGGTAAAGACGCTCAACCTATCATCAAGGAGTACCAAGTCACAGAGAATGGTAAGACTCATTCTCGTTGGAAAATGGACGAAATGGATGCACCATTCGTCAACGTCCTCAAGGTCGATGGTCCTATCACTCGCTATGGTGGCGCTTGCTCCTATGGTTCTGCCGAACATCGCGACTGGATGATTGAGGCAGCATCTAACCAGTTCTGTGTCGGTCACGTTTTCTACATCGACACTCCTGGCGGCTCAGCATGGGCAAAGAACGATTACCAGCAGGCAATCGACTACGCTCACAAGCAAGGACAGAAGGTGCTCGCTTTCATCGACGGTACATGTGCTTCTGCAGGTATGTATCTCGCTTCGCTCTGCGACGAGGTGTACTACATGCACCCGAAAGACAGCATCGGCTGTATCGGAGTAATGGCGGCCTTCTATACCGAGAAATCGGGCGAGAAGAACCAGTACACCAACGAGACTTACCACGAGCTCTATGATCCGGAGTCGTTCGACAAGAACAAATGGGCGCGCGACATTGCCAACGACAACGATTCTAAGCTGCTCCTCAAGGAACTTGCAGAACTCGGCGTAGAGTTCCGCAAGGATGTAAAGAAAGCCTTCCCTCGTGCTACCGATGAACACCTTCATGGTAAGGTGTTCGACTGCGGCAAGGTGAAGGGTATTCTCTGCGACGGTCAGGCTACCTTCTCCGAGGTTATCGCTCGTGCCTTCGCTCTCTCTGAAGGCAGTGCAACGCCTGTTGTACGCGAGGTGACTTCTAACGGTTCTAACGCTGGTTCTATGACAAACCAAAACCCAAGTATCAATATGAAAAAGTACGAAACGCTGGCCGCTGCGTGCGGCAAGGAAAAGTTCGAGATTGATGAGCAGGGTTCTATCGTTCTCGACAACGCCGATTGCGACGCAATGGCAAAAACGCTCGATGCCAACAAGGAGGCTCTTGACAAGGCTAACGAGCAGGTGAAGGAAATGCAGGGCAAACTCGATGCCGCTGAGAAGGCTCAGGCTGATGCCGCTACTGCTGCTGAGACCGCTAAGGAGGATGCAGTAAAGGCTGCTAAGGCTGATGCTGAGAAGGCTGCTCAGGATGCTGCTGCTAAGGTCGCAGAAGAGCACAAGAAGGAGATGGATGCTCTCCAGGCTAAGCTCGACCAGACTGTTGCTGACAACAAGAAGGCAATGGACGAGGTACAGGCTAAGCTCGACAAGGCTAACACCGACCTCGCTGCTGCTAACCAGTCTATCAACGACAAGGACGCTCAGATCAAGGCGCTCACAAACAAGCCTGCTGAAGAGAACGGTGGTTCTCCTGCAAGCAATGGCACCGGCGCTCCTGAGTCTGGCACAGTTGTAAACGCCATGCCTGCCTACGATGACAGCAAGTCTCCTCTGGAGAACAAGAAGATTCGCGAAGCATGGCTCAAGGAGCACAACAAGTAGCCACCGTTCCCCACCCCCGCCATTCTTAGCGGGGCAATAGGGCGGCGTTCCCTGAAAATTAAAAAACATTTATAAACCCTCAAAACCAAAAAAAACAATGGATTCACAGACTAATAAAAGCAACTTCATTGGTAAGGAGGCTCTTACCAAAGTGGCAGACCAGGTGGGTAAGAACATCATCATGGGTCCGGCTTACGATGACCCTGAACTGCTCGACCGCCTCGGTATTCAGTTTATCAGCGGTGTGCAGTTCAAGAAGACTGACCATCTGCTCGTTCGAAAGGGTGGCACAACGCGCCGTAAGGTGGTTGGAAATCCTGTAGCAAACAAGATAGGCTTCATCATGGAGCGTCCTCTTGTTGCCAAGCTCACCTGGAACAGATTTGTTGACAACATCGACAACTATGTTGAAACGGTGTTCGGCACAAACAGCACTCCTGGTGGTAACTACCCTATGTCAACTGCTGCTGTTGAAGCAATCCTCAAGAGCTACGCAGAGGATCTTACCGTAAACCTCTTCTTCGGCGACATGACCCTTGAGGACAGCGACGACGAGGAGAAGAAGAAGCTCTCCCTCTACGATGGTTTCCACACTGTCATCAAACATGACATCGAGGATGGCATCATCTCAGAGGCTAACGGCAACCTCATTCCTCTCAGCGAGTCTATCACTGCTCCTGATGACGCTCACGACTCTACTCCTTTCGACATCGTCATGGAGTGGTACACCAAATGGGACGCTCGTCTCCGTCAACAGAAGGTGATCAAGCTCCACTGCGATATTCTCCGTGGTATCTACATCGCTCAGGGCTATGCCAACAAGTACCACGGCAACGAGAAGGTCAAGTATCTCCCTAACGGTAACTTCACCGTTCCTGAGATGCCTCGCGTAGAGTTCTGTCCTTCTGACGCATGGGGTATCGGTGGTCAGCTCATGGCAACCGTTAAGGACAACCTTCAGTACGGTGTTGACAACCTCAATGCTAAGACCTTCGTCAAGGTTCGCATCGGTTCTGACGACGATGAGCAGGATGTAATCTTCCAGATTCAGAGCATCCAGGGTACAAGACTGATGTCGCCGCTGGCATCTATGTTTGTCCTCTCAGACGGAACAATGCGCTGCGCTCTCGTTTCTGGCGACTACCAGAAAACTCACGTTATCGTAACTGCCAACGATACCGAAGGCGAGGTGGAGGTCAACGGTGTGAAGTACACCACTGCGCTTGACATCGCCGAGGGTACCGTGGTGAAGTTCGAGGCCAAGCCTAAGCCCAGCTACAAGTTCGTTCAGTGGAGCAACGGCAAGAAGGATGCAGTCCTCAACCTCACGACTACTGGCAACTACCTCGCTCTGACTGCTATCTTTGCCGCAGAGTAAGCGACTCTCATACCGGTAAGGGATGGCGCATCGCGCTTCCTGTCTCGATAGCCATCCCGCCGGTTCTTTTTAACTCAAGTAATAAACAATAAAAACATACCACTATGTCACAGTCAACTGCCACCTGTCCTGCTCTTGCGGACTTCCTCAATGCTGACCAGTGTACGGAGAATATCGCCGGTACCTCTGCCGTTGTGTATGTCTTTGTCAAGTCTGACCTTGCTGCTCCCCTTACTCGCACCGAAAACACTTACGCTACGCCTGTGTTCAAGTCTGGCAAGGGTCTCTACAAGATCGACGTGAAAGACGGTACCCAGCAGATTAAGGGCGAGTCTCAGGGCAACAACAAGGGCTTCAACCTCACCTACAACAATGTCATCGACAAGGTGAACAAGGAACTCTCTAAGCTCTCTCGTGCGCTCAACAACCTCGACCTTGGCTTCATCGTTCCTGATGGCGAGAACGAGACTCAGATCATGTACGACCCCAACCATCGCGTTAAGTTTGACACTGGTGGCATCGCTTCTGATACAGGTGCTGCAACTTCTGATGACCGTCAGACCACGCTGGAGGCCAAACTGGAGGGCGTTCTTTATGACAACCTCTATGTGACAGTTCCTGAAGAGGGTTGGGATTCTCTCCTCGCTTCAAAAGCTGCCGCTGCCTAAGTTTTTTCTCTTCTCTTCTTCATGTGTTCGCCCCCCGCAAGTCTTGTAAAAGGCTTGCGGTTTTTCTTTTTCATTACTTTCTTTTCCTTTGTGTTGCAGGCGTTTCCGTGACGAGTCCCCGATTTTTGTCCCTCCTTTCCCCGATTTCTCCCGTATCTTTGTGCTGTAAAATAATTCATTAATTCATTCATATATTCATTCAATAATGAAAGTACAGAACTTCTCTGCCATGTCTCCCGAGGTCCGAAAGGCATGGTTTGCGGGCTACCAGCAGTGGGTGTCGCTACAGTTGCCCACCATCGTTACGGTGGGTGACTCCGAGCAGGTCAAGGCTTTTGAACGGGGGCTCGACCTTATCTCGGCTTTTTCTTTCTGCCGTTCCTTCGTGCGTGAGGTGCGTTCCTTCCATGAGTACCGCGGCCACGTCAAGCACCTGCGCAGACTTGTGGAAAAGGTGAACGTGGAGGTACGCAAAAGTGCTTCTGTGGCAGTGGACCTCAACGACCCTGCCCTGCTCCGTCCGCATGTGGGTCGTCCCACCAAGGAGGAACAGGCTGCGCGTGCGCTTGCGGCTGAACGTGAGCGCAAGGAGCGTGAGAACGAACCTTCTCTTTTCGGCACGGGTGCATCGGTGCCTTCCGTGACTCCTGCGGCTCCCAATACGGTGTCTGGTTCGGTGGGGGGTGGTTCCATGCTCCACTTGGACCAACTTCGCTGGCTCATGCCTGATGCGCTCCGTGAGGCGGTGGATTCCATACGCGACCTTCGCGCAAAGGCTGCGGAAGCAGCTACCCGTGCAAAGCAGATGGCAGAGGACGGAAAGCCGGAAGAGGATGTTTCCATCTTTGCCTTGCAGGCGGCTTCCCTCACGGAGCAGTACGAGAACATCTACGTTGCTGTGGATAATGAGATGGCTCGCGTATATGTGCGTCTCAAAGAGGATGTTGCCTTCATCGAGTTCATGAAGAGACAGAATGTTGACCCTTCCGAGCTCCGCACACAGCTGCGTCCTTATTGGGACAAGGTGGAAGACAAGGATGCCTTCAAGGCCGGGGTTATCGCGTTCATCATCGAGAACGACCCGGTGCAGGCAGAAAAGCGCAAGGCAGAGGAGGAGCGTCAGGAGAAGGTTCGTGCGGCCATCAAGTACATCACGCGCAAGGACAAGGAGAATACCCCCAAGCGCATCGAGGGGATGGAGGCTCGCCTCAATGAGCTCGTGTCTCTCGTAGGCGAGGAGGAAGCGGCTCCGTATTATGCCATTCTCGAAGCAGCCAAGGCAAACCCTTCGCCTGCCCGTAAAAGTAAGGAGGATAAGTAATGAGACGTGGTATATTCTCTCTCGCTGCATAGCCATCGTTCCCGATGGTTTTTCATCGGCATCAGTGTCTCTCCATTTAGTATAACCAGGCGTGCCACACCCATAATAACAAGAATAACAATGAAGAATAAAGCAATGACCGTCCTCGCCGCAGTAGCAGCTACCGCAGCAGGCATGATGTCCTCTCCATCCGGTCAGGAAGTAGTAGCACAAGTAGCAGAAGGCACCTCTATTCAGCAGGCATCGCCTTCGCAGAATATCAACGGCAATCAGAACAACGCCATCAACAAGAACGCCACCACACGCACAGCGCAGTATGCCTACATGAACCCTTACGTCGGTTCCGGTGGCAACTACCTTACTAAATACCGCGACTGTGGCATCTATCCAAAGGACTACGGTCTCTACCTCGCTCGCTCTGGCAAGAACAAACAGAACGCCCTCAAGCGTAAGCACTACGAGAAGATGCGATCCTAACATCCACGACCACGTTCCCCGCCGTCCTTGGCGGGGCTCGTGTGTTACTTCGCCACCGTCCCGCAATACTTTGCGGCAGAAATTACGTTTTCCTTATTGTCATCGAATATGTCTAAACCTTCTCAAAACTACCTCGACAAAGTAGAGCGCTGGCTTCTCGGCGGTGTCTCCATCCGGCAGATGGTAATGTCTGCCGACCAGAAATTTCGTGCTCGCCTTGCCTATGAAGCCTACCAGATATGGCTACAGGACAAGCAAATCAAACCGACGGATATAATGCGCCGACTCGCAACGCGTGAGTACCCTATATTGCTCCAACGTGCAGCAGAAGGTAACGCCGAAGCTCAGGAGTATGTCGATGCTATGCGTGTCCGCCCTGGCGTTCCTCGTACCATAACCGAGATCTCCAACGATGTAGCCGTGTTCAACTGGCTCATCGGTCGATTTGACACGCCTATCGAAAACATTGAGAAGGCAAAAGTCCTTGATGCTTCCGACTGGCTCATTCGTGAGGGCATGAAGATGGGAGACTCTCGCTCCGTCAAGTCGGGTGCAGATATCAAGATGCAACTGCACAACAACTTTCAGGAGAAGGAGGATATTACCGACCAGATGCCGAACACCGAGATCAATATCACCGGCGACGTTACCATCATCAAGTCCGACCGTGCCTCCCTCACTCCGGAGGAACGTCGTGCCCTCGGCCGTCGCTTCGGTGTCACCGACAAGGAATACTCCGAAATGGTACAGCAGGAAGATGGCTCATGGCAGATGGCCGATGAGCAGTCCGAAGAGGAACAGCCAGTCGATATCTTCAACCCCGTAGGCACCGAGTTCGGTGCTCCTTAGTCACCGTTCCCGCAAGTTTTGCTTGCGGTTTTAACCACCGTTCCCGACGTTTTTTCGGCGGTCTCTAAGTTTTCGTTTATCTCTTATGCAACGTCGCGACGTATATCTCAACCACAAGCAGCAACAGCTCTACTACACTCAAGCCAAGGACGTGCGCCTACTTGCCGCACGTCGTTTCGGAAAAACAGATGGCAGCATAGCACCTCGTATCTATGCTGTCACTCAGTCTATGCCCCGTGCTACAAACCTGTGGTTGGGTAACTCGCGCAAACAGCTCTACACGCGCACAGTCCCTGGCACCATCGCCGCCATCGAACGTGTGTTCCGCATCAAGGAGGGCGTGCATTTTGGATGGGGAAAACCGCCTCGTTGGGTTCCCGCTCCGATTATTAAGCCTAAGTCCTGGGATAATGTGATATGGTTCGCGAATGGCACCATCTGGCAGCTTATCTCTCTCGCTGTCTCCGGATCTGCCAACTCTATCACGGCAAATAGCATCATAGCGGATGAGTGCAAATTTATGAGTAAGTCAAAGATTGACGGGGAAGTAATGCCTGCCCTCTCTGGTATCACTCACCCCTTCGGCGACCTCTCTTACTCGGACGCTAACCCGCTCTACAAATCCACCTTCTTCGCCTCGGATGCCTCCCTTACTGCCAAGGGTAACTGGCTCGAAAAGGAGGAGGATAAACTTGACCTCAAGATTGAGTCGGGTCCTTTCACCGGCAAGACGTACCGCGATATTCAGGACGAGCTCTTTGCCTATGCTGACCGCTGCATCTATTTCAATGAGCTACTGCGTAACGCCAAACTCACCAAACACCAGATACAGGTTGTTCGTCCGGAACAGCGCGACGCTATCCGAATCAAGGCGGAAGCCATTATGAACCATGAAGGTCCGTTTAATGTGCTCCCGAACTACGGCAAGCGCATCAACAAGGCATACCTCGACCAATGTATCAACTACAAACTGATCACCGCAGACGAAGCCGACCTGCTCTTCAACTACGAGTATCTGATAACACCGGAGGAACACTTTGAACTTGCTCAGCTCCGCAACTCTTCCAAGTACAAGGAGCATATCCTTGAACTCCGTCGCAATTCTTTCATCTTCATGCGTGCCTCTACTCTCGACAACGTGGATATCGTTGGTGAGAACTACATCGCACGAATGAAACGTGACCTTCCGCCAATCGTGTTCGCGATATCTATCCTTAACATGAAACAGGCGAAGTCTAACGATGGCTTTTACTCTAACCTCGACATAGAGAACGTCCATGGTTACATCCCTGATGACTGCCCTGCCATTGAGTCGGCTATGACCATCAAGACGGCTTCTACCGTACATGGTGGCCAACAGATTGACACCTCCTACGAGACACCGGACTTCGCCGAACTCCAGAAGGTGAAGGACTGTACCCTTGATGGTGACGTGGTGGGTAGTCTCCCATTGTATATTAGCATGGACTACAACGCTAATATCAACTGGGTCGTTACCGGTCAGCTATACCGCCGCGACAACCAGGAATGCCTTAACATCCTCTCGTCAATGTACGTGAAGAACGAGCGCAAGCTAAAGGAACTGATGGCGGATTGGCACCACTACTACAAACCTAAGATGAAACAGTCTCGCGAGGTGGTGTATTTCTACGATTCCACTGCTAAGTTCCGTGGTTATGCAATTGAAGGTATGGAAGATTTCAAAGATGTTGTCATCAACGAACTAATCCGCTATGGTTGGAACGTCCGTGCCGTTGACATGGGCGTGCCTATGGCACACGAGATGAAGTACAAGGATATCAATGAGTCTCTTGCCGGTCTCGCCTACCCTGCCATTCGTTTCAACCGCGACAACAACGAAGCTCTGATAGTGGCCATGCAGACAGCAGAGGTTTCCATCGGTTACAAAGGTTTCCGCAAGAACAAGTCAGGTGAAAAATTGAGTGAAGATGCCGATGATTCTATACGTCTCGAATATCGAACTGATGGAACGGACGCTTTTGACTCTCTCTACAACGGTGTCCGCTACCACCTCACCGCCATGTCCGGCATGTGCCTCCCCCTCGGTGGCTGACAACTTTGTCCATAACATCGCATATCTTCTCCTTACCTTTGCACTGTAACAATTAAAATTTGTACCCGAATGAATAATCTCGCTTTCACTCAGAATGGTAGCAGCTTCATCTCCGAGGCATTCAATGGCGGAGTGACGGTGCAACTCGCCTTCGCTCAGGAGGAGTCCGTGAGGTGTGTCATTGAAACCACTCTTGACCCGTCTCTCGGTTGGGATCGCATCCGCAATGCTACATCAACCAAGACAAAGGTGTTCTCTATTCCCGTTCTTGCCGAAGGTCAGCAGTTCCGCATCACAGCACCCGTGAAACCTATCGGCGCAGTATTCTCTCCACTCACTCAGCAGTCTGGCGCTCCTGCCGATCTCTCTGGCATACAGGCACGTCTCGATGACCTTGAGGATGGTCAGGAACCTCTCATCCTTTCCGTGAACCATGAGACCGGAAACCTCGAACAGGAGGGTGTTTCTTCCGGTGAGTTTGGCGTGGATCTCGAATCGGGATATATGACTTTTGAGAATTAACATCTAAACTCTACCGATATGTCTAAGAAAAATGTATGTCGCATTCTGCCACTCCCTCGTGGCGAGTATAGCGCTACCGAGACGTATGACGTTCTTGACTTCGTACAGAAGGGTACTGCGCTCTATCAGTCTAAGAAACCTGGCAACAAGAACCACCCCGTGACTGATACGGCTTGGTGGGCACTGATCTACGACACCGGCGCTGCCATCGACGCGGCTCTCTCTAAGGATAGCCCTGCTACCGAGGCTGCCGCTTCTATCGCCCGCCTTATGGCTATTGATAAGAATGGTCAGGCTGTGTCTATCACTCCGGCCATGCTCGTTGACTACGTACTCGAATCTCTCCTGAACTACGATATCGTTGCTCTCACTCGTAAATAGACCATTCCTATATGAAACATCTTAACAACTCGCAACCGCTGGCAGTGGCGACGCAATACGCGCCGCTCTCTACGTCTATGCACATCGTTGTGAAGGGTGGACTCTCTACGGTACAGTTCTACAAGCAGAATCAACAGGAGTGGCTGCCTGACCATACGCACGCCGAGAGATACAATGACATCGGCGCGCTTGTGGATGGTCCGCTCACACTCCGTGCAGAATACTCTATCATTGATAAGGATGGCCTTATCAGGGATGGAGACCTCGTACCACAGGTGTATTGGTTCGTGGATGGCAAGCAGATTACCGATACCGACAAGGAGAAAGACTTCTACATCACCGGTACCCGCCTTATCATCCGCAAGAACTTCACGCACCTGAAAGGTGCCGTCGTGGTATGCGAGTGTCGTTTCACTGATACACGCACGGGGTCGCCATTCGTGCTTTCTGATACGCTACAGCTCACCGCCGTTCTGCAGGCTGATGAGCAGTGGAGCATCAACATCCTGTCCGACCGCACTCTCAAGCACTTCCCTCTTCACAGTCTTTCAACGACCTATACCTTCGAGGCGGAAGCTCGCCTTGGAAGTACCGATAAGACCGGAGATGTATCGTGGTTCTGGGACTATACGCTTGATGGTACCACATGGCGCAACATCGACGATACCTGCTTGTGGTATGTGTCCGGAAAAAATAGCCATTCTCTCACCATAGACGCTGACTTCATCGATTCCGTAACAGTCCGCTGCCGTATAGCAGAAGGTTCTGCCTCTGATCCTAACCTCCCTAACGAGGCAACGGCATCTATCACTTGGAGATATCCTAACCTCCAGCCTGTAGTGTTCTGCTATGGTGGTGATAAGGTGCTTGCAGACACCAAGGAGATGAAGTTTGGCCTTATCGTACATTGTGGCCAACGTAGTGATCTCTCAACCACAGAACAACGCGAATGGTTGCTGTGTGATTGGTGCTATCGAATCCAGGGTTCTACAGCACTACCCGTTCGTGTTCCCTATTGCGGAATAGAGGCTACCATCCTCGCAGACGCATTCAAGAATACGGAGAACATAAAATATGTCGTTGACCCGCGTGTGGTTCTACGTGGACCATGGACTGAAATGCAAATGTCGGATGGCCGACAGATGCAAATGTCTGACGGGCGCGTCATGGTTTTCAGAGCATAGGAAAAATAGTATTAACATAAAATTCAAACATCATGCCTGTTGCAAAATCAAAAACAACACTCCAGTCCGGCGAAAGCATTGCTAAGGTGCTGGCCGTGACTACGCTGAACAACCTCTACGAGGCTTCCGCTAAGGAAATCGGACAGATGGTTGCTTCTGATGCTGAGCTCTATGGTAACGCATGGGGCGTAGTGATTAACCCTAACAGTGGCAGTACCGCACTGGAGACAGTCGGAAACTACGCGCTGTGGTCTGAGTACAAGGAACAGATTGGTCGTTACCTCGTGTCTCCTTCTGGTAAGGCTGCTAAGCTCAACCCTCAGAACTCTGCGCAGTATGTCGATGGCACTCCTGCTGACTTCACAAAGGGTAACGTAATGACAATCTTCCCTGAGCTCCACTTCCGCGTCGTAACGGACCAAGTTACCGGTAAGGTTACGGTATGGGGCTCTACCAACAACATCGGTGGTCATGTCATCCATGAGCAGAAGGTCGGTGCTTACTTCGGATATGTGTCCGATGGCAAGCTGTGGTCTCGCCCTGGCGTAACTGCTACTCGCTCTAAGACTATCTCAGCTTTCCATGCCAACGCTCAGGCTGTAGGCAAGGAGTGGGGTATTACCGATTATCAGTGCAAGCAGCTTCTCGCTCTGCTCTACCTCTTCGAGTTCCACAACCTCAATTCGCAGGCTTCGCTCGGAAACGGTCTTACCGGTACCGGCGATAACTGGTCTCACTGCTCGGAGGTGGCAACGGGTGCTACTGCTGCCCTTGGTGACTACTGCGGTTCTATCCCTTACACCGAGAATGGTTCTATTGGTGGTGCTTGTCACATCTCGCTCTTCGGTGTTGAAAACCCATGGGGTCACTATTGGGAGATGATTCAGGGCGTGTTCTTCGGTAACAGCGACAATGCTGAGCAGACGGGTAACGAGATGTTCATTTATCAGGGTAATCGTATGCCTACAAGCGACGAACTTGCTACCAAGCCTCACGGCGACTTCCGTCAACTCGTTCGTCCTACCTCAAGTGGCTACGTGAGCAAGATGATCCTTGGCGATCGCTTCGACATCTTCCCTTCTGCACTCTCAGGAAGTTCCACTACGTACTGGTGCGACTATCATTATGCAAATAACACCGGACAGCTGCTGCTCTGGGGTGGTCACGCGCACAACGGCGCGAATTGCGGGTTCGTTTTCTCGCGCTCGCACGACGCCTTCGGTGACTCGTACTCGAGCATCGCGGCTCGCCTTGCATATTATGGTGACATCACTCACGTTGAGCCTTCTGATTTGGCATAAAGGCTCGCTTGCGAGCCTGACATCCTTCCCTCAGACGGCCTTGTGCCGTCTGAGGTCACAGGATCTTCGCAATCTCGCTCTTTGACATGTTTATTTGTAGCATAAAACTCTAAAAAAGCCTGTTTCAACTTTTGACAGGTAGGTGTACTGGCTATTGAGCTGCTGCTCTGGGGTGGTAACGCGAACAACGGCGCGAATTGCGGGTTCGTTTACTCGAACTCGAACAACGCCTTCGGTAACTCGAACTCGAACATCGCGGCTCGCCATACGTAGATATGGACTTCAATCACTCCAACCCTCATAGGTTGGCGTGTTCGAGACATGATAAGCGGATAAGTAGGTCGTCTTTACCGGAAGTCCGCGATAGCCACGAACCTCGGCGGTTGGTAGCAAACTCACGTTCCTACGGGTTAGGAACAATCGTTCCGAGTGGTGACAAGCCAACGTCTTGCCGAAACAAGGGTCACTTGCAGCTATGGTCACGACCGAGCATAAGGGTGTTAGTAGGTCTTTTCTCGAAAGCTCTCAGAGTAGAATACGCAAGCATACCCATCGTTATGAGATAATTCAATTATTAACTTAACAGAAAAAGTAAAGAGAATGAAGCGCAAAGGTTTTATCTACGACCGCATGGCCGATTGGGACCTTATCAAGGAAGCAGAGCGCATCGCAGTGAAGAATAAGGCACAGAATCGTGGCGTTAAACTTCATCGTGATAAATGGATCGCTAACCTGGTGGAGATTCAAGGCATGGTCGTGAACAGAAAGATGTGTACGGGAGAATATAAGCATGAGCAACGCATCTCCGGACAAGGTAAGCTCCGAGATATCGCTAAACTGTATTTCCATCCTTCTCACATACAACATCAACTACTTGTTATGGCTGCATACGAAGAAATTGACAAGACTTTCATTCGCCATACCTATGCTTCGAGGATTGGTTACGGACAGCATCGTGGCGCTTTACAGATGAATGAGTGGATTCAGAAGTACCACAACCGGTACAAATGGTATTTCCAGTTCGACATCACAAAGTATTACGATTCTATACAGCACGATATCCTGCGTCAGGAGCTCTCGCATACCTTAAAGGATGAAGAGTTCATCAATGCGTTCCTGGAACCGATAGAAAAGTTTTCGCCAGATGGCAAATCTATCCCTCTCGGCATCCGCCCTTCTCAGACGTTCGGAAACCTCGCTCTGCGTGGCTACGACCGAATGATAAAGGAGGAACAGAAGGTACATTGCTATGTACGTTACCTCGATGATAGCGTCGGACTGTGTGAGACTAAGGCTGACTGCTGGCGCGTCTATAATGCTGCAAATAAATGGTGCGAGGAACATGGTTTCAAACTGCATCCGCCTAAGATAGCGCCTCTCACTGAGGGATTGGACTTCTTGGGATTCAAAATGTACCCTGAGCGTGGAATGTTCTGGAGAACGTCTGACAAGAAGGCTTGGCTGAAACGTAGAAAGGGCATTAATAACAAGCGACGTTTACGCGAAATAGACGGCTCCGCTTGGGGATATATAAAACATGGCAACTCTCATTGCCGCAAACTATACAAGAAAATGGCAGGAATATCATTTGAAAAGACCGGACTTCGCCGCCCGGAACATACAGACAGTAACGGGTGTCGCTTCATAGAGCGGCCTAAGATTGGTATGGAGGCGCTGCTGAACCGCCAGATTACCATCTACGACTTCGTGGAAGGATTCCACACTCAGCATGGAGATGACCGCTACGCCATCGAACTTGAGTTCTGTGGCATGATGTATAAGCTGATTACAAACTCGTCTGCTATAAAGGCTCATCTGCAACTGATGCGCAAGAACCACGTCACAAAGCATACGCTGACCTTCTTTGATAAGGGACGTAAGTTCTACGACATTCTGCCGGAGTCTATCATGATTCTCGAAATCGACAACCGCGCCATTGACCTTGATAAGAATGGCAATCCGGTGTTCCTTGACAACATGGAACCCGTCAGCTTTGAACAATAAAAACAAGTTTAACATATAAAAAAACCAAAAGAAATGAAAACTCAGTTCAACCCTTCCAACTTTGAGTGGCCTGTTGACATCCAGCAGACCGTGTTCGTCAAGACTGATGGCAACCTTATGCACATCCTCTTCGACTTCGTTGAAGTACCCGCTACCACCGTTCCCGATGGTTCTCCATCGGACTCAGAAGGCGGCGCAGAAGCGCCTACGCCTACCCCTATGGTAGAAGCTCAGCACGTAGTGGTACCACAGCCTGCTTCTCGCGCTCGTATCATTGATGCTATTATCTCTTCGCGTTACGACAACTCCGAGGAGAAGGCTATCATGAACAATCACCTGATGGACCCTACAGAGGATCACGAGGCAGAGTTTGAGGAGTACAAGAAGTGGCGTGCTCACGCAAAGGCCATCGCCGACATCGTTCTTGAAACCATCTAAACAACATTGCCATGCCTGCATCAATTTCCAACCATTTCGCCATAACCGCTCTACAGGAAGGTGTTACTGTGCAAGGCTCGCTCCGTGTCAACGGTACGCTGTCACAGAACTACAACGCCAATACCGGTAAGTGCATTCCTGACTGGAAGGCTGATAGCGCATCTCGCCCTGTTATATATCCCGTGATACGTAAGGGCGTTGCCTATCTCTCAACTTCACAGATCGTAGGCGGCACATGGCTCTACAACGACATCGCCATCACCTTCGATGCGTCCGGTAAGTCCACAAACTTTAAGGATGCTGCAGGTAGCCAGCTCTTTGAGCAGAGCACTACGACAGTTTCCCTCGGTGGTGCTTCTTACTCTGTTCCTTCTCTCAAGATTCTCGCCAACCTCGCCGGTCCTACTAACATCGACCTCGATACCATCGGCTACCAAGGTACGGTAGAGGTGGCAGGTAAGGCTGCTGCTTTCCATGCACAGGTGGACGTTAAGATTGCACAGATGACCACGCAAGGTTATCTCGGCTTGCTCTCTCCTGAGAGTGCTATCATCACCGAGAAGGGCCAGAACGTGACCATCGCGGCTAACCTATACGGCGAGGATGGCAATGCTGTGGTGTCTTACTTCACTCGTTGGTACAACGCCGGTACCGGAGAAGAGTTCACCGCCTCACGCGACGCAAAGTCTCTCGTGATAAACGAGGATGACGTGACCGATAATATCATTATCCGTTGCGATTTCTTCACCGATCCAGCTCACACCAACCGCGTGACCTCTGCCTTCGCATCTATTGATGATACACAGGATCCGGAATATCTTTACGTATCTCTCAATGGTTCCAACTCTGACTTCTCGGGTCAGCTCTCTCCAGGAGACTCTTGCACCGTGACGGCATGGGTGGCTACCATGGAGGATAGCACAGCCATCAACTCGGCATACACCAACTTCCAGTGCAAGTTCTTCGATGGCAATCAGCAGGAGATTACATCCGGTGCTCCTGCGATGACCACGAATCAGAGTAAGGGTACTCTCATCCTCACCTACGATTTCGTGGCATCCAAAGGCTACAAGATCAACGGTATCGTCACCGCATCCTAATCAATGGCGGTGTTCAAAAGCCTTCGCCATGTCCCCGTGCGGTTGATTCTGGAGCATCCGCCTCTCACGTCACCGTTCCCTCCGCCCCCGTTCCCCACGGTTCTCAGTGGGATCTTCACAAAAATCCCGCCGTCTTTGGCGGGTTTTTTTGTCCCTCCTTTCCCCCGTTTTCTCTCGTATCTTTGCATTGTAATTACATCACATACGTATGAAGAAAGTCATCTCCTCTTCGTTCTCCGTTTCGGCTCAGAAATCGGCCGTGAGCGTTGACCTTATCGACAATTACTACCTTTTGGAGGCATCCGGAACGCCCCCTTCCGACAACGATACCCGCTGGAAACTCCACCGTACCGGCGAGAATATCCCCGTTCCTACCTCTGCTGCTCCTTTCCTCTGGCATAAGTCAGTAACTTATCTGTCCGACGGAACACACCTCGATCCTGTCATTGAGTTCGGTGGTTCTCTCGGTCAGAATGGTATTGACTATGACCTCGTACCTTCTCACTCTTCAATCCTAAAGGCAGAGGATGGCACACTGACCCCTTCTCGCGTTTCGTGTAATCTCGTAAAACGTAATGCAGATGGATCTGCTGAGCAGCTATCTTCCGTTCCCGCAGGTTATTCGGTCCTCGTATATGCTGATACGTCTGCAAGCAACTACACCATCGGTACAACTGTAACTACTGATGGCGTTTCAGTGATATCATTCGTTCTCCGTTACGGAAACATCGAGATTGAGCGTCATGATATCCGTGTCATTGCAGAAGGTGGTCAGGGTGTAGATGGTCGTGGAATCCAGTCTCAGGATTATCGTTTTAAGGCAAACACCGATGGCTCCGTGCCTTCCACTCCTATCAACGATACACAATGGAATACCTGGATCGCTCTTAGTGATAGTGGCTATTCATCAACAAACAAGTACCTCTTCCGCTGTCTCCGTACCGTCTATATAAACGGCAATGGTACCACAGAGACCACCTACCTCGTAGATGGTCCTACCGTGTGGGGTACCGACGGCAAGGATATCTTCGTACTCGACCTTGACAACGAAATGGATTCCGTGCCTTGCGATTCTACTGGCAAGGTTACAGCAGCTACCACAATAACAACACATGCACGTCTCTATCGTGGCGATACGGTTCTCACATCTGGTGTAACTGCTCCAACGGCAACATCAATCAAAATCGACAACGTAACACCTACCGTACAGATTGCTTCTGGTGTGGTCACTGTGTCATGGGCTATCCCGAAAGACACTACGCTCTCAAGCGAACATCTCGCTGTCAGCATTCCGATTACTTACGATGGCAAGCAGTATGTGGCAGTATTCACACTGAACGCCGTTAAATCGGGCGCTCCTGGCGTATCTCCGGTCATATACTCTGTTATACCATCCGTCAACGCATGTCCTTTCACACGCGACGCAAACGATACGCTCACGCCTGCGTATTATTCCGTGGCATGTGGCTACACTAAGACTGTAGGATCTTCCGTAACGACTGAGGCAGATAAGGCTGGCATTATAGACTCTAATTATCGCATCTTTTATCGCTACCTGAATAGCAGTGGCGTGTGGTCTGGTTGGATTGCGTACTCTGTTGCTCGTAACATAGCTTATAGTACTACATACACCGCCTATGAGTTCTGTATCGCATCTGTCACTTCTGCCGACAACGTAAATGACAGCAACATTCTCGACCGAGAGATGGTGCCTATCACAAAGTCTGGTGCAAAGGGCAACGATGGTACGTCGGCACTCTCTGCGGACCTCTCCGATGGGCAGACTTCCTTCGGCACATCTTCCTCTGGTGCTATATCTGCTGCTATCACTCGTGAGACCTACGTTTCTATGTTCTATGGCACTACTCCCCTCGACATCACCATGGAGACGGCTAAGGCTTACGAGGATGGCACGGCATGTGGCGACGAGGTGTCTGTCACCACTGACAACACCACCGGTAAGGTTTCCGTAACACTTTCCAACGCTGCATCTTACACTAAAACTATTCATATCGACATCACGGCGAAAACTTCTCGTGGTGATCTTACCGTCCGCTATACGCTGCAACCTGTACCTGCCGGAGCTGATGGCGACACGCCTACGGTCTATCAGCTGCTACCTTCTCCGTCTGCGCTCTCCTTTGAGCGTGACGATTCTGGCAATCTCATTGTGAAAGATAAGAATGTCGTAACATTTTTCGTCAAGAGGATTGAGGGAAACACTACGACCGTTATCACGACGGCTCTCTCTGGTTATCGTGTCTATTATGGCTATGGCAATCCTACCACTCCTACGGCATACGTCGCTGCGGGTACAGGTCAGGTTACGGTGGATGCCGCTTCTGCCGAGACTTACACCTCTCTCGTGGCTGAGCTATGGCAGATAAATGGCAACACCAAGGTTAAGCGTCTTGACCGTGAGACTATCGTTATCCATAAGGACGGACGCAAGGGCAACCCTGGAGATCCTGGTAATAACGGCATCTCTGCCTTCGTTGCTGACATTGACAACGAGATGACATCTATCCCAATCGGCTCTGACGGCAAGGTGTCAAGTGAGATAAACCTTTCATTCGGCCTCGCGGCTTACTATGGCATCACGCCGGTACTGGATGATTGCACGGTTGAACTCGTTGGCTCTGAGCCTTCCGGATTCTCTGTCAATCTCAACGACAAGGCTTCTCCTACCATTACTATCGCCTCCGGTACTTCTCCTTCCGAGATTACGGAAATAACGATTCGCGTATCTCATGCCACCTATGGCGCTCGCGACGTGGTTTTCTCTATCGCTGCCGTGAAGTCGGGCGGTAAGGGCGAGGATGCTGTCATCTACGAACTCATCCCTTCTGAGACTGCCGTCCATATCTCTCGTACTGCTGCAGGTGCTCTTACTCCGAATAAGGTGACTATCCTCTGCGGCTATAAAAAAACTGTAGGCAACACTTCTCCTACAGTTGTGGATGATCCTATTTCATCGTTCGATGGCTATAACATCTACTTCCGCCGATTCCTCTTGTCAACGGGTAATTGGGGTCGCTATATGCGTTACTACACATACAAGTCTTACCTCACGGATATGGATGTGACAACCGCCTCTAAGGTGGAGTTTATCATCTGCAAGAATACAGGCACGTCAATGTCTGCGTCTGGTGTAACGGGTCTCATCGACCGCGATACTGTCCCTCTGCTTCTCGATGGTGCTCCTGGTCAACCTGGAGACCCTGGTCAGAATGGAACGTCTCCTATGCTCTTCGACCTTGATAATGAATTTGATTCTGTTCCTTGTACGTCCGGTGGTACTGCGTCTGCTCAGACGGTTATCACTACTCATGCACGTCTGTATCGTGGTACCACTCTTATCACCAATGCTACTGCCCCTAACGCTTCCACATTGGTAATAGATGGTGTCACTCCTACAGTCTCTTACGACAATGGCGTGCTGACTGTATCGTGGACCTTCGGACAAGGCACAACAATGTCTGCCAAGACAACAAAGGATATCACGCTCACACTCGATGGCGCTAACTATGGCCAGACGTTCACTCTCAATGGTGTTCGTGCGGGTTCTGCAGGTTCGAGTGCTACAGTATATTCCATCGTTCCTGACTATGACGTAATCAAGGTGAGCAAGACCAATTCTCGCACACCGGCTACAATCAAACCGCTCATCAACAAGACGGTAGGCACAGCGACTTCCGCTCAGTCGGTTCTGTCAACTACGTCCGGACTGTTCCTCTACTATAAGATAGACTCTGGTTCATGGACGCGCTGCTATACGACAAGCGAGATTTCCACCTCTGCCATCACAACGGCTCTGCGTCTCCGTCTCCAATCTGCGGCATCAACTGCTGAATCTCCTACATGCACCATCTACGACCAAGAGACGATTCCGGTTATCTCTGATGGTAAGGATAGCACCACCCCTGGTGCTGATGGTAATGGCATTAAGACTATGACCACGCATCGTATGCACACGCCTACGCTTATACCTCCGGCTGCCAACGATAGCGGTTGGATTGCGCAGGGTGCTACGGGCTATCCTTCCGTTCCTGCCTTTAATGATATCAATCACTACCTGTGGGAGAAACGTACCATTACCTACACGAAGATTACAACCGTGGACGTGCAGATTGTGCTCGTCGCATCGTATGACACCAACGAGCTCCGTCCGCAGCTCCTTCTTGGTACTGCCTTCGACTCTGAGGACACAATGACGGATTGGGAGCATACGAATGGTGCTGTGGTACCGGAAGCGTTCAATGGTCAGAACGCATGGGGATTCATGCCTCAGACCAGTGCAAACTATTACGAACTGCTCCGTCAGATGGTGTATGTGCCAGGCGATATCAGTAAGATTCAGTCAAGACAGTGGTACACACTCTCATTCTATGCTCGCGACCGTAAGATGGTAGGTCAGCAGAGTAACAAGTATGGTTTCGCTGATCACAACATCTACCTCATGCCTGGTACTTACCGACTTGAGTTCAATGGCCGTTGTTCTGCCGCTGCTCGTTCTTCTGCTGAACCGGTGTCTCTCAATGGCTATATGTTCAACAGCGATTGGACGAACGCAGTAAGTTCGTCTATCATCACCACAGAGGATAGCACGGTTAAGACTTCGGTACTGACCGTGACTACTGCAGGAATCTATAACATCAAGTTCTACGCCAACAAGGGCAGTCAACGACCTGGCAACCCCGGTGAGGAAGTGCGCATAAACTGGTTCCGTGTGATATGCGAATCACGCAAGAACTCTTCTGGTACTGCAATCACGGGTGCTAACAACGCACTCGCCACATACCTCTACCCAAGTGCGCTTGATAACTCCGGTGTCCGCTACATGGATGGTCAGGTGGTCACAACTCTGCCTGGTGACGGTTGCGTTTATTGGAACTTGGCTAACGATACTCCGGATTCGGACGGATGGACTCGCCACTGGATTTCATTCAAGACGAAATCGCAGATTACCGCAGCCGAACAAGCCATCCTCTTCCGTAATTTCGGTGCATACATGGAGATTGCTGCTGTGAAGCTCGAACGTGGTGTTATGCCTACTGCATGGTGTGAACATAACTATGACTCTCACACCGAATGTAGTCATAACCCATGTGGCAAGTGGCGCGCCGGTACCACATACTACTACTGCAACGGACAACGTGACGTAGTTCTCGCTAAGGCATCTGCCTCCGGCGGCGATACATGGTGGCGTATGAAACGACGCACAGCTCACACCGGCTATCTCTCCAACACCGAGCCTTACGCAGACAACGAACATTGGGAGCGAGGCAATAACCTCAAATTCTCCATCGTGGATGCTATGTTCGCAGAGGAGATTGTGACCGACAAATTGACAGTTACGAAATTCTTGTCAACTGGCGAAAATTCTCATATCGCTATGCAGAATGGAGTAGCTGAGTTCTACGGTGTTTTCGCCTTTCCTAACATTCGTGTTGGTGTCGATGATAACGGTTGTTCTATACTTGAGTTCTATGGGGCTGATGGTCAGAAAATGTATGACCTTGGTCCTAACGGATTGAGTAAGATTGACACCAACGCTGCTTCATTCACGGAGATTCGTTTGATGTTGGTAAAAACAGAACTTACTGTTTCTGATGCTACGACTGTTTATAATCTTATCAAGAAGATTACTAAAAACGACACAACTGCATATTATCAGTTCTCTCCTAAACGAACCACAACAGGAACTACTACGGTGTATTGGTATGGAGGAACAAGTCATTCTACTGCTCCTGCAGAAACGGGTAAGTGCTATCAATCAAAAGCACTTGGATATTCTGGTTCTACGCAGGATCTCCCTACTGGAGCACTGATACCGAACGGATGGTATGCTAAGCAGAACGATGGTATTTTCCCTTTTATGCCTGCAGCTGCTGAACCGGAAATAGGTTCATTCACACCTTCTCGTTGCAAATGCCAGTTGTACTATTATTCTTCTGGTAAACAGACTAAGACAGGCTATGTTCAATGGGAGACCGCCGGTACTGGAAATGTTAGTAACATTACCCTCGTTCTTAATTAGGTTATTCGTCCGGACAGTCCTAATGTGCCCAATGCTAACTTTTAGTTTTTTCTCCTTTTCCCCTACGCCCCGCCCTCCTTGGTGGGGCGTTTTTGTCCCTCTATTCACCGTTTTACCTCGTATCTTTCCTCTAAAACGATTTATGAGAATGATTGGGAAAGACACCCACAAAGAGTCCTTATAAGCTTACATTTCCCTATTTGGCATACGGCGATTGTATCCGTGATACACTATCACG